GTGTCCGTCACTGGATGAATATAAAATCCGCCTACGGATTGTTTGAAATGCGCAATCATCTGCGCCGCAAGGCAACCCATGCCGTTTGCAAGTTTAGGCTTTGCTTCGCCATAGCCGTTGACAATTTTGAACCCACTCAAAAATTCAGCGAGTTCGGCTCCGTGTCCTGACGGATAGCCATCGAATTGCCGATACATATTGATGACGGGAGTGCCGCCATCATACACAAAAGTTAAACACCGAGTTCCCATTTTACGCTCCTGGACAATCGTTTATACACACATATCGTTCTCCACGATAATCTTCAACCACAACCATATCAGCAGAAACTGGACACTGATATTCCATGTTCATGGACATTTCTACAGGCAGGTCCTGCGGAAGTTCACGCAAGACCGCTATCAATTCTGCAACATTCATTTTTCAATTTCCTTATAGATACATAGGACCAGTCCAGCGAATGGTGTAGCCACCATCGAGGATGTTACCACGGGCTGCATTTCGAGCAGGCGCCGCCCAACTAGCAGGCTTCAGAATATCGCCTTTGCGGAATTTCTTATCACCATCACCTTTGACGATGAATCCCCAAACGGAGGTGCCAGCAATCACTTTGATATACTTGTGGCCTTCTTCAATGCGCAAGCCGTTAATGAATTCATCAAGCATTTGGGCCTGAACCTCGGTTCGAGGCTTTCCACTCAAAGTTTGCCAACCTTCATAGTCGGCAACAATTTCATTCTTTAGCGTTTCGAGAGCGGTTTGCATCAACATTTCCATATCCGTTTCATCAATTCAGACTCTATTATGCTTCAGATTCCGTGTTCTGTCAAGCATGTTGCACAAATACAACACTTCCTAAAGACAAAAACGCCCTAAATAAAAGGGGTGAAAGACTTTTGTCATGGAATTTATTAAAATAGGGGAAACTGCCATGACATTTAAAAAGACCGCTCTTGCGGCTCTTTTGGGTATGATATTCAGTGTGGCCATAGCGCAAGAAACAACAAACGTAAATACCACGAACACATCGACTAGCACCAGCACGGTCAATTCGGTTAATACAAACACAAGTACTAGTACAAACACTAGTGACTCAACTGTAAATAGTACTTCAGTAAACACAAACAACAATAACAGCATAAGTGCCAGTACATCTACGAACACTAACGTAAATACTAATAACAATATCAATAGCGGTACTCAAACAATTAATAACAATAATGTCAATTCTGGCACTATGACTTATAATAACAATAACGTTAATAGTGGCACAATGACTTATAACAACAATAACGTTAGCACTAGTAACAGTAATAATAACAATATTAATACTAGTACATCAACAAACGTAAATACCAATAACAATGTCAATAGCGGTGACATGACTAACCGCAACATCAATACGTCTACTGCAACTACAACAAATACAAATAACAATATTAACACTGGTGACATGACTAATCGGAACATCAATACGATGACCAGTGACAATAAAAACGTGAATGTGAATAGTTCAACTAGTAGCAACGTGAATCAAAATATTCAGAGTGGAGATGTGACTAATCGCAACATCAATACTTCCGAAATTACTCAGCGTGTTATTCAGCCACCACCAACCGCTATTGCTCCGATGATGATGAGTGGTGGTAACAACGATCTATGTACAACAGGTACATCAGGTGCAGTTCAAACTCAAATATTTGGTGTCTCTTCTGGAGGAACGGTTACGGATTACAATTGCGAAAGATTAAAACTTTCCAAAACACTTTATGATATGGGTATGAAAGTGGCAGCAGTTGCCACGATGTGCCAAGACAGAAGAGTGTGGAATGCTATGATGGCAGCCGGAACACCATGTCCATATGAAGGACAGATTGGTGAAAAAGCAGCGGCTCTATGGCAGCAAAATCCTAAGAAAATTCCTGAATGGAAACAAGAGAAATCAGATGATACATACACAAAAATTGGTATCGGCAGCGTACTTGGCATTCTTATCTTTAAGTTATTCGGCCTCTAATGCTCAGATAACAAATCAAGAATTAGTACCAGGTCAAGTCTATACCACGCCAAACATAGTACAGCCCACAATATCAGGAACAAATCATACCCCTTGGGTCAATGGAGTGTTTCAGCAAAACCTCACTTGCTGGGCATGGGGTGATCCTGGATATTGTGGGCCTAATGCTATTGTTCGTCCGGGAAACAATGTAAACTTTTCATTTGGCTTGACTGATCTTTATCAAAGTCAATCGATAGCCGCTGCTTTGCCTAATTCGGGAACAGGCTTAACAGTGAATGGATTCAATTTCTCATTCACCGCAAAGAACGGAAACGGATGGGATGATGGTAGAGTAGATGTTTTAAGTGCATATGTAAGATTTCTCGACTCTACTGGTAAGAATGTTCAAAACTTTAACTATAATTTGAATTACAAGTTTAATTGGACAACATTCAACTATAACGAAACCTTTACTACGCCATACGCAACAAAAGACTTGGGCAATGTTCATTATGGCTTTGTTGGTAAAGATAACAACAATTGGGCAGGACCTTATGGTCCAGAAGTTACAAGTATAAGTTTTAGATTGAAGTATTCGGTTGATCCTTGTCATACGGATGTATTGAGTTCTCCGTCTTGTCCTGGTTATTTGGATGCAGTCGCAAAGTTGAACGCACCAGCATCGTATTCTATTTCACCAACAACAGTGCAGACAGCAGTTTCTGAATACTCTGCGCCTCCATCGGCACCCGTAACTCAGCAAGAAGTTTCAACAATTGTTCATTCACCGACACCTGTAGTATCAACACAAACTGTTCAACAAGTTGCAAGTGTGGCACCAACAAAAGTTGGAGAAGTTGTAGATACTGCAAAGTCTACACAACCAGCCAACGCTTCATCAACAAGTGGAGGTGGTGTATCTCTTTCAACTATTCTTGGAATTGTGTCCAGCGAACAATCTAGAATTTCAAATGTAGAAAAGAGTGTGGTTCAACAAGCCGTAGAACAAGCCGTCAAAGAGTCGGAGAAAACACAAAGAGATGCAGAACGTTTAGCAGAACAAACTCAACAGCAGAGTATTGCTTCAAGTAATCAGTCTGCGCAAACACAAACATCAATCTCAACAAACATTGGTATTCAATCATCAACAATTCAAAGTGGTGTGCAACAACAAACCACTGGACTACAGGGAATTGGTATCGCTTTTTTTTCACCTGGAATGGGAAGTGGGAGTGGTTTATCCGCCTCTCGCCAAGAGCAAAATAATTTTATTGCATCAACTACATCTTTATCCACAGTGCAACCTAGAGCATTTCAATTTGCTGAAACTGAAACTATAAGACAAGAACTTCCAAGACTTGGTGGTTCAAGATCAATGTTAGAAGAGATTGGAACAAATAACCCCAACATATCAACTGCGCCAGCATCAACATCTAGTGATACAGTTAAAAAAGATGTTGCCAACAATGAATTAGCTGGTGGAGTTGATATTGCATTAATTGCAAAACAACCACCAAACTTTGCACAGTACAGTGTTGGTATGCCAGATTCACCTTTTTACGCACCTAAGGAGATATATCGCAATCAAAGAACCGTTGATAATGCTAGAGTACTGAGAGGTCTTATGAGTGGCAGTGACATGCTACATCAAGAAATGGTCGATCAACAATACAAAAAATAAGAGGAAAAAATGGGAGAAGAAATTAAAGACGTTAATAAGAAGATTGATGCCGCAGAGGCAGCAGTCAAGAAGTACGCAAGCAAGGATACCGTTATCAGCATTGGTGGATATGAATTTACACCAGCGAAGTTGATGATAGCGGCCACCATCGTATCGTCCACATTAGGTGGATTGTATGGAGCATTTGAAGTCTACAAAGACTACATTGGCATGAAGAAAAAAATTGCAGAGTACGTTACACCAGACTTGTCCGAGTTTGATAAACGATTGGCGGTTATTGAAGAAAACAGTGCAAAAACTTCAGATTACACAAGAGACATTAAGAATGATCTGAAGAACGATATTCGTAGAAATGAATCTGTTACTGAACAGATCGAAAGAAGTGTGAAAGTGGCTCAGCGTGAAACAGAAACTGAAATGCGTCAAGCAAGAAAAGATATTCGTGAGGACCTAGAAAAAGCTAGGGCTGAAGTGAATGCAATCCGTAAAGAAGTTTCTGATGCCCGTAGAGAAATAACTAAAGAAGTTGACACTAGCAAAAAAGAAATTGCTAGAGAAGTTGATGGTATGAAAAGAGATGTTAAGAGAGATGTGGATGCTCTCAAAAAAGAAGTCGATAACAAGATTCAGAAGGCTATCGATAATCCATTAGCAAATAGATGATAGTTGAAGCACTAATGACTTTAGCTTTAGCTTACACAAAACCAGAATATATTTGTGTCCGATGGACATGGACAGGAGATGTGTACAATAGAAAAGTTTATTGTGTTACTTGGAAAAAAATAGAAAAAGAAAAAAAGAAAGACAAAAATGATTGATCCAATTACAGCACTGGCTGGAATACAAAGTGCCGTTGCTCTAATCAAAAAAGTTTCTAAAACAGTGGACGATGTTTCGTCTTTAGGACCTGTGCTTGGTAAATATTTTGATGCCAAGCACACGGCCACAAAGGCTGCGGTAGAAGCAAAGAGTAGCGGCAAAAAGTCTGTCATGGCTGTGGCCATAGAAATAGAAATGGCACTACATCAAACTGAACAATTTGAAAAGGAGTTGCAATTACTCTTCATGCAGACCGGTAAGATTGATGTGTGGAATAAAATTAAATCCAGAGCAATGGCTATGGATGTAGAATCCGCACATCAGGCAAGAAGAGAAAAAGAAAATCAGGCTAATAGAAAAAGACAACAACAAGAATTTCTTGAATGGTCACTTGCATTTATTATTATTGTTGCATTTTCCGCAGCCACCATTTGGGGTCTAGTAGAAATAGTAGACCTATGTAAAACATCCAAGTGTGGAGTTTAATGGTGCCCGGAGCCGGAATCGAACCGGCACGCCCCTTTCGGAAAGCGAGGGATTTTAAGTCCCTTGTGTCTACCTATTTCACCATCCGGGCTATGAACAATCGAGTGGTTTTTTGGTACCTCGGAGGAGAATCGAACTCCTATCAGCCGCTTATCTGGCGCTACGGGGTATAAATCCGCTGTTTTACCATTAAACTACCGAGGCAAAATTATTTGGTTTGTTCTGCCAAAGTTCGATAACCACGACCAGTCGGATGAACGCCATCAGCACTCATCTGGTCTTTTGGTCTAGGTAGTATAACATCACCGTATTCACTTGCGATGCGAACGATTGCATCATGAGGAATAGGCTTACGATCTTTTCCTGGATCAATCCAAAAGACACGCTTGCCTTTGATAGCCTCTCGCATCTTTCGCAATTCAGCTTCGGTCTTTACACCTTTATGATCATTTGCACCAAGGCTAATGATGATAGTTTCATACGGCTTTGTAGTAGCATTGCTTAGATAGTCTTTGTTCCACTGCCAACTATTCCATCCACCTTTAGAATAAGACACACACTCTTTGCGGACCATAGATACGCCTACAGCAATGCTATCTCCAATAATCATACAATCAATCATAAATTTTCCCTGTTATAAAATTGGTAGGCCGTCTAGGAGTCGAACCTAGCACCAACGGATTATGAGTCCGCTGCTCTAACCATGCATGAGCTAACGGCCCATCGTATAAAATAGGGGGCACAACTGAGTGTCTCTCGACAAGTCTGCTGTTGTTTAAGACTGAGCCACCAAATCGGCTAGTCCCCCATCCTATGTATTACAGGTCGTAGCGAGGAACCATGATGGTTTTCATCATGATTGCTTCTGGAGTGAACTGCTCAGTGTCAGCCGCTAGAACCGCTTTCACGATTGCTGGTGAGAATCCAGAAACAAGTGCAACACCACGGGTGTCATACTTCACAGGCACATTGTCCTTTGCATTTAGGTTCCAGAAGACAATCTTTGGAACTGCATATCCTGCATTGGTGAACTTGCTTACGATTGATTCGAATGCAGAGTTATCAAAACGTGCGCATTGATCGAACTGCATATCAGACAGAATCAAAAGCATTTCAGGCATTTCCTCTTGAGGAACTTTACCCTTCACTGCAACAGACAGGATTTTGTCCAATGCACGAACAAGGTTGGTGTTCATTTCCCACTTTGACTTGCTCATTTGTTCAATTTTTTGAACAATGTCACCCTTTAGGTGCAACAACTCTGGAGTACCAGAGAAGGTCAAGAAAGTGTCTTTGAACTTACCTTTGTTCTTGTCAGACAAGTACAAGCCAAGCGAAACTGCTACTTCCAAGCAAGTGGTTTGGTTCTTAGAATCACGACCACCAACTGGACAAGTCATCGAACCTGACACATCCACCAGAGGTAGAATGTTAGCGTCACCAACAAAGTTAGGCAGAGCCTCCCATTGCTTAGTCACAAGGTCAAGTTGAGTCTTGTTGTAAGTAACGCCATATTGGTTGATTAGACCTTTTAGCACATCGTATGGGTACACTGCGCCAGCGTTAACTTTAACAATTGGGTCATCACCTTTTACAAGGGCAGTAACATATTCCGCATACTTTTGAGTATTGCGACCGAATGCTTTCTTGTAACGTGCATGAGCCAGCGAAGGCACATGGCTGAAGTTGATGTTGTCCCAATCCTTTGCGCACATTTGGCTTTCAACAACCTTGGTCAACTCTACCAAAGACTTGCGATAGAACTTAGGCGACATTCCGAAGAAGTTGCGAATCTCTACAGCAAGAGGACCTTGGCGAGGAGTCCACTTAGCGGCTAGGCCATTCTTGGCACGAAGAGCATCACCAAGCATGGTGAATGCTTCAGCCTTCAATTCTTTGTTAGTGAAGACAAAGATATCATCCCAACGACCTAGTTCAGGTACCTTGCGCAACAGAGCCTTTGCGGCATCCTTGTCATGCTTTTCTAGATACTTCAATACATCACGGAACAACTGGCGTTCACCAGCGCCACCACGGGCATCACGAACCCATTGCGCAATACGCAATGCAACGTCCTTGTTCTCTACATATGCGGCAACAAACTCTTTGGTAATGTCTTTACCACGGCTTGCACCAATTTTGAAAAACAAATCTACACATGCCTTAGCGGTAGACTTGCGAGCCTTCATACCATTTTCAGTACGGGCTTCTTGATTAACAACGGCATCTACAAAAGTAGTCATGATTTTTCCTTTCAATCAACAGGTTAAGTTTTACGGTTTCGATTAGCAGTCGAATGTATTTTGTTTGCTGGAATTAACCTAAATTCAACAGAATGCTTTTTTACGTTGCTCTACCAAATGAGCTAATTTCCCATGTGGAAAATGTTGGAGTCGAACCAACTACCTACGGCTTACAAGGCCATTAGTGTTTTGCTGAACGCATTCTAAATCCTTTTCAAATAATTCAACAGGATAGTTTTCTTCTTTTTATTTTTGCGGAATTGAACCGCACAAGAGAAATCGAAACTCTTGTCGCCAAGCGAACTTGGCCATCCTGATACAGATTATGAGTCTGTTAGTTTTTAGTTGCTGTACCTATCCTACTATTATAACAAAAAAAATCGGGTTGGTCGAGTGAGTATTGAGCAGGTTCTTAAACCTCGGTACTCCCTTACGGGTGATATAACTCTACCGAAATCAAATGGGCTACCATTATTTTTCTGTCTTTCCAGCGTCAGATTTAATTCAAGTTTACTCTCTAGCCCTCGTAATTACACCTTGCGGTGGTCCTCCGATAGAGGGAACACTTTAGTCATTTAAGATTAAGTGTGCTGTATCCAACCCCTTCTCAATCACAATGCATCTATTATATGCTATTTCGAATGGAATGTCAAGCAGCCATTCTTTGTTGATGACTCAAGATTTCCTTTAGTCTGTCTGCGCAGTAAGATGCGGCAAACGCATTTGGCTTTACCAGAGGCACAACATTACACATACCACGAATGTATCCTACGGCTTCTTGCACTACGCACGAAGAACCATACTGATCATCTGGATTAATGTCAAGGTGAACTTCAACCGCTCTATCTTCCAGAACATCCGCAAGTTTCAAATACAAATCTGCGATCTTATACACTTCAGTCATCAATCGCATTCTTGGTTTGTTTTTTGATTGGTCATAGTCACGCTCTCTTTGAACTTCACCAAAGATTTTGCAACCATGTTTACCATCAATGTGAACGACAATAACAAGAGTATAATCTGCATACCATGTTTTGTCAATCTTAAATCTCTCCGAGTCTCCACCGATGTAGATTTTAGTCTGCGGAGACTGTTTTTCTATAAACTGTTTCACTTCATCGATGTTGATCATTTGCATTTTAAACTCCTATTTTTGGCAGGGACACTAGGATTCGAACCTAGGTATGTCGGAATCAAAATCCGATGCCTTACCACTTGGCGATGCCCCATCAGTTTTTTCTTTGTTTTTTTCTTTTTCTTCTAGATCACGCCCAAAGATTGCATCCCATCTTGAATTATATTCTTCTTGAGAAATGCTTATTGGTCTTGGCCTAGAACCTTTACCAGCTTCATGTGCCACAATAAACTCCTTTTTTGGAGCGGGTAGGGAGATTCGAACTCCTCGCTTGAGGTTTGGAAGACCGCCGTGCTACCGCTAACACTATACCCGCATTTGATACTCTTCTTGATATGTCTCACTCATATCAATTATGTCATTAAAATCATTCGCACCTCTACGAATGTAATCTTTACCACCATCAGTAAAGATTGCACCACATTTGCACCAAACAAAATCATGACGATGTTTTGATTCAATAATGTCTCCGCATTTTCTGCATTGACACTTATTAACTGTTATGACCTCACGGATTAGTGTATCCGTATCCTGAGGATGGTGAACCGATTTCATCTTTTACTTTGCTCCTATCATCTTCTTGAATGTCAACTGCAACCAACAATGCTCTTTCAACTTTGAAATGATTTGCAATATGAGTTAATTGTTTACCGCTGTTATCCGCTTCAAGCACCAAGTTTGCTACATTACTTGTAACATACCCAACTTGAGTGGCAATCGAACTAAGAGAACTTAAAGAATTAGAATTTGATGCAATGTTCGAAAGGCTTGTGTTAATAGAACTTAGAGAACTAGAATTTGATGAAATAGTTGAAAGGCTTGTATTGACGTAACCAATATTAGCATCAATTGTAGTAATCTCATTTGCAATAGTCGAAAGGCTTGTATTAACAAAATTTAGAGTAGTGTTAACGTGACCAAAGTAATTTTTGATATCCGTAGAATTACTAGCAATCGTTTCTAGTGCATCGGCTATTCTATCATAAAGACTTGAGTAGTCGATTTGAACGGATAGAGCAGTCGGATTGTTAGTACTATAGCCATCTTGTGCCATAACATAATTTTTATTATTAGCACTATCATCGATGGTATATACTTCAACTGTAGGCGAAGTATTTGAGTAAATTAAATTTGCTGTTGCCATACATTTCTCCGATACAAATGAGAATATTTATGCACTGGAGCGGGTAGTGGGAATCGAACCCACAACTAAACCTTGGCAAGGTCTTGTGTTACCACTAGCACCATACCCGCATAATTGGTCCGAGTAGTAGGATTCGAACCTACGACCTCCTGCTCCCAAAGCAGATGCGCTAACCAGGCTGCGCTACACTCGGATAAATTTTGGTGCTCCTAGACAGAATCGAACTGCCGTCACTGGGTTACAAAGCCAGGGTAATGCCACTATACGATAAGAGCGAAATTCGGACTGACAATTTTTCCTATTGTACGCCATCAGTCAAGGCGAGATTTGGTGCCCCAGAGGAGAGTCGAACTCCTAAAATTTGGCTTCTAAGACCAACATGTATACCAGTTCCATCACCGGGGCAATTAACCATATAGAAACTCTCTGCACTCAAAAAGTTTTTATATGGTGTTAGGCTACTGTTCTACCAGCCCCTAACTGAGTTGTTACCCTGTCCGTCTAGTTCTGATATAGTTCAATCTAGCAAAAACTGTGATTCTCTCAAGGCTCCCATGTATGCGGGACTTGGGGCAAGAGGGGCTACCTCCACTTTCATCACTACCCTGCTCCTATGGTTTGGCAATTACCCACTTTTCTTTACCGAAGAAGTGTAAACGGAGAACTGGCTCCGGTGGCTGGGATCGAACCAACGACCAATTGATTAACAGTCAACTGCACTACCGCTGTGCTACACCGGAATAAAAATAACAGGATACGCTTTGCTTTTTTCCAAATAAAAAGTTGTTTTGATTGCTGAAAGTATCCTAAAACTTGGTAGCGGAGGTTGGATTCGAACCAACGATTTCACAGCTTATGAGACTGGACGGATAGACCACTTCCATACTCCGCAATAAACTTGGCGGTCCCAAGGGGTAACGATCCCCTTCTTGATGCGTGACAGGCATCCGTGCGTCCATGAACACTTTGAGACCATGTTTGTATTCTAACATGAATTTTTTTCTTTGTCAACTGGCAGTGAGTGTGGGATTCGAACCCACGGTCCGTATTTCTACGAACAACACCTTAGCAGGGTGCCGACTTAAACCTCTCATCCAACTCACTATAAACTTGGCGGAAGCGGTGAGATTCGAACTCACGGACCATTTCTGATCGTCTGTTTTCAAGACAGGTGCAATAAACCGGACTCTGCCACACTTCCTAATACTCTGGTGCTGATGACTGGAATCGAACCAGCGACTTCTTCCTTACCAAGGAAGTACTCTACCGACTGAGTTACATCAGCCTAATGTTTGGTGCCGCCTCCCCGGATCGAACAGGGTTCCTCGGTTCTTCAGACCGGTGCTATGACCACATCAGCTAAAGCGGCATAAAATAAATGGTACCCAGTGACGGGATTGAACCGCCGACATTCGCCTTGTAAGGGCGCTACTCTACCGCTGAGTTAACTGGGCAAAAATCTTTGGGGAGTCCTATGAGGATCGAACTCATACTACCTCGGTCACAACAAGGGGTGCAGTCCACTACACTAAGAACTCCATTGGCATCCCGCCAGGGATTCGAACCCCGACCCACGGTTTTGGAGACCGTCATGCTGCCGTTAACACCAGCGAGATACATTACTTACTTATGGTACCCTTAGTCAGATTCGAACTGACACTATACTCCTTTTGAGAGAGTCGCCTCTACCAATTGGGCTACAAGGGCATGGTACCGGATATTGGGGTCGAACCAATGACTTATCGCTTATCAAGCGATTACTCTACCACTGAGTTAATCCGGTGTAAATTTTGGTGGTGATGAGTAGAGTCGAACTACCACCTGGCTCCGTATGAAGGAGGTGCACTACCATTATGCTACATCACCATATCGAAACACACTTGAGGTAACCGTGACAAGCGGGGTCTTTTTACACCCCTCTACCTGCGTACTCACCAGATAGTCACTTCTGTTCTGAGGACACTTTCGATTTAGTGCGCTTCGATATGGTGGGGGTTGATGGTAACGCTCCACGTGGCAACTTCCTTCCGTAACAATGCCGACGGATTTACAGTCCGCTGGAAGGGGCAACCCCCGAAATCTTTGGAGTGGATAGTTGGAATCGAACCAACGAAAAGTAGTTTTGCAGACTACCGCCTTGCCATTCAGCCATATCCACATTGGTAGGGGCACAGAGAATCGAACTCTGGTTTACTGGTTAAAAGCCAGTTACTTTACCACTAAGTTATACCCCCAAAATCTTCTGGCACCGCCTGAGAGAATCGAACTCCCATCTCCTCGTTCGTAGCAAGGGATTCTGATCCGTTGAACTAAGGCGGTATAAATTTGGTGGACCGGTGGAGGATCGAACTCCAATCTGAGCATTGCAAGTGCCCCGTGTACCCCAGTATCACTACCAGCCCAAATATTTGGCATTACGAACTTTAGCCGTATCTCTTTCGTGGATACCGAAAGTACAACTGGTGTTGCACCGATTTTACACGCCAGCACCTTTTGCTGGATTGACAGCCGCTTGATGCGACCGATTCTTTACCATTTGTTTAGTGTTATCGTGCAAATTTAGTCATGAAGTAGCTAACTTGACAAAGCCGATGCAGTTATATCAGGACTCGTTCCCGGCCGGTTGAGCCCGCATAGTCTATGCGTCCATAGACGATACCTTGATAACACTAAACAAATGGTACACCTAGGGGGAATCGAACCCCTCGTTTGCGCCTTGAAAGGGCGCCGTCCTAACCGTTAGACGATAGGTGCACTGAAAACCACTCAATTGTTAAAGAACTTTTTGCAATTCAGACTTATCCGAATCACTCACAACAGGATCAATTTTATGCTAGTTTTTCTAGCTTGTCAACCATGTTGTTTTTTTACAACACTTCAAAATTCACTCATAGAATAAACTTTGAACTGGCCCGGCTGGCAGGAATCGAACCCACATCGGACGCTTTAGAAGAGCGTTGCCTTATCCATTAGACCACAGCCGGAAAAAAAAGTCTGCTGAACTTATCGCTCAACAGACTTTGTATTCTACTCTTTTTTTGGGCTTTGTCAAGAGTCTTACAAATTAGTTGAGCCTTTTTGTCAACTAATTCTACTCTGACTAGTTGACTTTTAGGTAGGTGAGTGTCTCCAGTTTCGGTGTCCCTGCACAATACCAATGAGTACAAGTGCGGCAAACCACTCACCGATGCCATAGGCAATCGTTGTTCCAAATAATGTGTTAATGGACCATATTGCCAGTAGTGGTGTTACCACTGCGATAGCCAGTACCATTAAGATTAACAATGTTAGGGCTGTACCTTTATTCATATTCCTTTACCTTAAAATCAAAATATCATTCCGTATTATCTATATATCCTTCAATGATGATAAATGTCATCATCAAAGTCTTCTTCTGAAAAATTTTTATGATCAAAGTTTCTCAATTTATGTTTTAACTTCAACCTTGAACCTTTGTTATCGGGAACACCCTTCTTCTTAGGCTTGTCATCTTCATATTCTTCATAGAATTGACGAAAACCACGATATTTATTTTTAGATTTTTCCGTTTTAGACATTTTCTACTTCTTTTTCCCCTACGAAAAGTTCTGGTAGTGCCTCGACAACCAGTTTCTTTGTAATAGCATACCTATCGGCTTGCTTTCCCTTATAAGTCAATTTCTTATCTTTTATCATCAAGACAAGTTTTGCTTCATCTGAAGACAAGCTCTCAAGAAGGTCAATAAAAATCTTTTCTCTCTTGATAGGATTCAAACCATTACCAACAAAAAAGTATTTAAATTTTCTTAGTTCCTTGGGAAGTCTATTATACCCCCAATTGTCTGGCATGTCAACACTCTTGTATGGCGGTGAACCTTCAGGCAAATCAAAAACAAAATTGTTGTGAAATGTGTATACAAGAACCGTTTTTATATCTGGTTTGAGATTTGCAATCTCTCTCAAATGCTCCGCACGTTTTCCTTGTGGAACTTCCGCAATCATCTTGAGCAACTCTGGTAGAGTCATCTTACTAATATCTGTAGCCATTTTAAAATTCCTGTATGTGTTCCATCAATTGCTTCATGCGATTCTTGATGAAATAGTTTAGTAGTTTATCACGCCCATTCCTAGGCGTGTTTTCATATGCATCTAGAATCTTTTGCTGGTACTCTACAGGAATTTTACCTAAATCAATAAGCGATTCATTTCTCTTGTAGTTTCTCAACATCAGATTGTCACAGAATTGCAAAGGCTCTTCTGTCACCCATATATTTAGCTTTTTTTCAGTTACAGGTTTTTGGCGTTTATCAGTAACAAAGGTGTCGTCCGAAGACAGAATGTTCGGAATACCGTCACCCCTATCACCCTTAATGATATGATCTTTCAGAAATTTGTCCGGCTCATTTGTTCTCAAAAACTTCTTAGCCATTGGGCTATACTGTTCTACATTTGCGAACATTTGAAGTTGCATGAAGTCTTTGTCACTTGACAAAATTAAAATCTTTTCAGTAGATTCATTGCGCAATTCGACACCATACTTGTGGCAGAGTGTGCCGATGATATCGTCTGCTTCAGTCTTATCTACTTGAAGAACACAGTATGGAAATGTTTCTTTAATCTCATCACGAATTTTGTTCAAAGTTTCAAAGATTAAGTTCCAATCGTATGGTGATTCCGCACGATCTTTTTTGCGGCTGGCTTTGTAATATGGAAAAATATCACGGCGCCAGTACTTACGATCATCTGCGCAGATGATCATTTCACCATATTCATCTTTGAACTTCACATTGTACATGCGAATGCTGTTCAATACCATGTGGCGAACAAGGTTTTCATCAATGCTGTTCATCACTCCAGGTTGCATCATGAGGTTTGAAATCATGACCTGGTTCAAATCAAGTAGAATCATTTTTCTCTTCAGTTTCTTTTTTTCGGTTCATCCAGTCTATCGCATCTTGTTCAGTATCAAAGTATGGACCAAACACTTTCTGATCTTCCGTAATCCAGAAGTAAGTGTATGTTGATAGTCCCGAATCACGATATTTTACAAGGGTAAAACAAACTTTCATATCACTCTAAGAATGATTGTATCAGAATTTAGTCTTCCAGTCAATAGAGATTCTTTAGTTTTCAAATCAGAAAAAATCTTGCGCAACTTAATTTTACCACCATCAAGAACATCCTTGATTGGTTGTTCAGGTTTGCGCAAACGCTTACCAATGGAAGTAGTCTCTTCAAAGTTTTGAATTGTAGTACCTTTAATTGTCAAACCTTTACCATTACTTGCGTTATATACACCAAGCAACTTAGTTTTGGTATTATAAGTCCAAACTTGATTTGCACCAACAATGCGTTCTGGCAGAACACTCTTCAGGCTCAACTCTGCAAACTCTGGCAGGTAATTCACTTTGGTAACAAGTAGAGCCGCAGGCTTTTCTTTTGTCTTGCGTTTCTTGCGAACAGGCTTATTGTCTACTGAACCTTTGTTGGCGGCCGACACGATAGAGTCAATAAAGTCTTTGAGTCTACGCAATTCTGGTTTAGTAAAGTTTTTATAACCTTCAATCAATTGAGCATCTTTGGTTGTCAATGCTTCATTGATTTCTTTGTTACGATTGACAAATAGATCACACACTTTCTTTAACACAACGGAAGAAAGATTGCGAGACTTGAGATATACTTCCATATCGATTTCTTTCTTGCATTTGCTTGCAATAAAATCATCGATTAGACCTTCGATTTCTCCTGCTTCGGAGTGTGCTTTTTCTGAAATTCTTTGTTGAATGGAAACCGTGTACGCTGGTGCGTCTTCTTCTACCACAACTTTGACTTTTTCTGTTTCGGAAAGAATGCTTCGATATGTTGTAGTAAAATAAGATTTAGTTTTTTCCGACGGCACAAAGCCTAGGCTCATCATGCGAGATAGCCATCCAAATTGCAAAGGAAAAACACTTTCGCTCAATGACTTGACACGACCGATTTCTTCTTTGTTTCTTCCTAGTTTTTTTAGATAATCAATTACAAACTCTTTTGCATCTTTGCGACTGCAATTGTAATTGTACCAATTGAATGACGCCATCAAATCAAGTTTCTGATTTTCCGAGTCTTGTTTTGTCCAAGACGGCTCTGCGCCTTGCATGGGATCAGCCGGTGTGATTTTTTTCATGATTAATAAATTTCCAAGAATTTCTTTCAAGATTCCATTCTGTCACTGTTTTATCACTGTTCCTTGTGAATTCCACTATTATTAGATTTGTCTTCAGAAGACCTACTAAACAATCCTTCAGCCCGGTCAAGTCCTGAAATTGATCCGTTACTGAGACCTTCACTCTTTTGTAAGAATTCATGTAGTTCCTTCAGCCCACCTATGTATTTTGTTCCATGATATATTTGTGGCACGGTTTTAACATCAGGAATCAATCTCTGCAATTGTGTCAAAGTATAGTCCACATTGAGATAGTACATTCTGTAATCGTATTCTAAGGTGTGTAGCAGCATTTCTGCTCGGTCACACGCTTTACTATTTAAAATGCCGTAAATGAAAAACATTAATGCACCACGTTTGTTACAAGTCTCACATGCGATCCAGGATGTGACCTCATAACAACGGTGCTTCTCATTCCATCAATTTCATATGTCACACGATAACCAATAGTCCTCATTACTTCCATTGTTTCGTGTTGAATTTGGCAATAGGTTCTGTTATGATTTGTAACAGTAGTCACTGTTTGTCCAGTCCAATATGGATGAGTTGAGCGAACATGATCGCCAATAGAATATCCCACAGCACCACCAAGCATGGCGCCGAGTCCGGGTGCAGAACCGATAGAATGATATCCTACAACTGCGCCAACAATAGCGCCTATGACAGGCGCTGGAGAATTGGGATCACGATATGTTACATGAACAGGAACGGTATTGTAAACAGGTTGATTGAACACACCGCACACCTGTCTAGGAACACTGACTACTTCCCTGTGTTCAACAGGATCAACAGAGACAACAGTGGCTAATCTGACATTGCTTTGGGCAATGACACTTGATGCCGATAGAGCTAAAACGATTGCAAGTAATTTAGTTTTCATAGAAAATACCTCTCTTTAACAGTATATAGCATAACACACTATTCTTCCGTTGTCAAGAGAGCGTTGTTTTAATACAACAGTTTAAGTTTTAGCCTTTTTTGCCGGTGCCTTCGCTGGCTTTGCGGCTTTGGCAGCTACAGGTTTTTTGACTGCTTGCTTTTTTGGTTTAGCGGTTTTATTTACGACACGCTCAACTTCAGTTTTAATTTCTTCCGCTTTTGGTGGAGCAATAGGCTCTACTGGCTTCATAGTGATGGTAGGAAGTGTAGGTTCAGCCGCTGGTGTAGGTGCTGGTGTAACAACAACTGTTTCAGCCGTTTTATTGTCTCCAACAAAAAATTTTCTAAAAATGTCTGATATAACGCCCATAATGGGTTCTCCTTAAATTGTTATAGAATGATACCTATCAACGTGCCATTTATAGAAATTTCTAATTTCATTTACCAAATTTCTAACATTCTCGGGAATATTTTCCGTAGAATCAATTTCGAAAATTAATCGACTTGAATACTCTCTCATCGCTTTAATTTCCACAGCAGTTCCGATAGGCATGACTTCAAAATCATTCATAATATATCCTATTTATAAATCGAAGTAGGCCAACTCGAAATAGTTGGCCCTATCTTCATAGTTTATGTATCCACGTGGATTGCAAACTACTCTAGTGCTTCCAATCATGTAATCAAAATTATCATGAGTGTGTCCATGAGTCCAGTACTTGATGTTAGGATTGTCAATAATAAAATCGGACAAATCTGAAGAGTAACCACCATTCATGAGGTAATCACCCTGATATCTAGGCTTAGTAGAAGTCTTGCTAGGCGCATGATGCCCAACAATAACGAACTTCTCATCATGTTTGCCTTCTACAGTTTTGCGAATAAACTCTACCATAGCCTTGTGTTCTTCTACCGCGTCTTCAGTAGAAAAATATGCAGGTCGAGTTTTGAATTCCCAACTTACAACATTAGAAAAGTCTTCCGTGCCATCTTCTCTAACTCCATAAGTTGGAACTTTGTATGACACTACACGATTGGTGTTCTTCACAATCTGAAAGTCATTCATTCTACGACCAACATAGCGAAGAGTCATTTCGTCTTCTTTGTTCATATCGGTCCAAAGAGTACCACCAATGAATGTTACATCACCAATCTTCACAGTTTGCTTTTCAAGCAAATGCAGATTCTTTAGATATGACAAACGGGTGCGCAGAATACTTTCAGTCAAAGCAAAGTCACCATGATAGTGTTCATGGTTGCCCATCACATAGACTACATGTGGAAAGTTTGCGCAACATTCCTGAAAGAATGTATGAAACTTATTTGATTTATCGTCTTCACCACGAATGTTGTAACTGTCTCGTTCAGCCAAATCTCTGGCTACACAAATGTCACCAGATAGAATAAGTACATCTGCACCCTTAGTGTTCTCTAGGGTGATAGGTCCGAACTCCAAATGCACATCGGATGCTAGTGCGAATCTCATTTTTTGAATAACTTTCTAAAAAACATCATTAAAGGCAACAGAAGAGGGGAATGCATTGGGCATCGTCCCTGTTTGTAGTCACATGAAGGACTATAATCTTTTTTGCAAAGGTTGCACTTGCTCATATCAATCCCACAATGCCTGATAGTATTTGCCAAAGAGTCTGAATGCATTTTGCTTACGATTCATAAATGCTTTCAACCCTTCCTCATCAACTTTCATTTTACTAATCTGATTATTGATATCTTCTTTTCTATTAACTTCAGAATGATCGTAGAACTGATCTTCGGCATTGTCATCATTATGAACAGTAAACGCCCAAATCATTTCTTCCATTACCCAATCCCAACGCTTGAAATGATTTTCGTCAGTGTCCCACTCATTTTCTTTTGGTGGTGCGCTAGTACTGCGCAGGTGTTCTGGTACATCTTCATCGTCTACAAAAGGTGCACCATGCTTAGTTTCATGCAACTGTTTGAGCATTGGCGCAACAATAAGCGCCAAAGTGTGATCCATTGACCAAGTGTCATAGGAATCAATCTTTACTTTGATGTTACGCTTTCTTTTCTTTTCAAGCCAATGGCAGAACTTAGTCAGAGCAGAATCATCACCGTTTTTATCGCTTGCGAGCCAGTCCCCAAACTTGTCATGAAGTTTGTAATCCCAACGCTCAGCCAAATTATCTTCTGGATATTTTTCGTGCCAGAAGAAAATCATGTCTGCGATTTGATATGGACCGATCCAGTTTTTATACGGTCCGATTCTTACTCTCATTTATTTGCTCCATCCAAGTTTTTTTGCTAAACCATTCAGGCACTTTTTCTGCGATTACATCAAAATGATATTCGTCCGGATAGTGTCTCAGAATATGTAGTGCTTGCCTACGAACGTCCTTAGGCACTCTAGGAGTTTTCTTAGGATCAATCAATTCATAGAGAAATTCTCTTCCCCATTTCATTGAACGATATCGTTCATCAGGCAGTGTCATCTTCTTTCCATTCAGTAAAGAATGCTTCTTTCTTTTTCTCATTATTCCATGTGTGACAATAACTATTGTCTTTATCACATAGTTGCAGTGCCTCATCTTCAGTCACTACACGATGCGAAATAATTGTTTCACCAAGGTGTTCTTGAGAAAATTCTTGTGCTTCTTTCATCGTAACAGTATCCAGCGCCCACTCTGCTTTACCGGAAGGCACTTGTACCATGTATCGTTGACGAAACATCGAAACACATTCAACCAACACCCATTGCATTTCTTTTTTCTTCATAGTCCAACTTCCATCTTTGTTGTCGATCCATTCGATAGTGTCTCCAGGTTTCCAACCTGTTCCTTCTAGTATAGCATCATTCAAAGGGAGAATCAAGTCTCCTGTTTCAGGATCGGTTTCAAGTTCAATAACCCATGATTTATTTTCCATCATTCAACTCCAAAATGTTTTGCAATCGCTAATCCAACCCAAGCTACACCCGTTTTCTCTTTATCATCTTCAAGTATAGCATCCACTTTATCAACTTGAGACAAACATTCCTTAACAATCAACTCGACGAACTCTTCCAAATCAACGGCCGCATACATCTGATCGCCGAGTTGTGGATATACATTATCTGCCCACTGCACTCTACCCCAATTGCCAATGTAGCCAACAGGATCAGGACCTAACTTTTTGACAAGCTCTTGAATTCGTTCGTTCATCATGGTGTTCCAAGTTGTTTCTTCAACTTACGAATCTCTGCTTTGAGATTACGATTCTCTAAATCAGCCCAACCTGCACGGTCTTGCATTTTTTTCATTTGTGTAGCAAAGTCACGGTCGGCAGGTGTAAGGTCTTCCTCAGGCCAGATAATAAACTTTCCTGCTTCCCAATCAAACCCCATGTTCATTGATTTAACATTAACCATAGGTAATGCACCTACTGTAGCATAAGGTAATTTAACTCTAATCATTATCTCCGGGTCCTCATAATGACCATCACGGTGATAAAGATTTACAATACGATGCAACTCACTCAGTTTCATTATTTAACTCCGAAGTGTTCTTTGATTATAGACACAGCAACATCTTCATCGAATGGAAAAGGTTCCTTTTTCCACTCTTTAATTATAGCACAACATTCTTGGATAAGCAAGTCTGCGAATTGTTCCAAGCACTCTTCGTCTGCCCAATGCGCAATGAAGTAACGCCTCGGTGTCTCATTATCAACATAGTTTAACATGCCAGAATCGAGTCCGGCTTTGATGATACTTTCTTTCACGTTAACATCCTTATCAAGCCAATAGTGTCAATCGTAGTCAGCAAAAGATAGTTAGCCAACATACCAAAAGACTTGCGAGTCCAAGAAGCCCAAGCATAGATAGCACAGCCAGCAATCCACACAGGATAAAGAGCCAAGAGGGGAGGAGTTGGTACGGTAAGTGCCATTGTAATGCTACACCCAATACTAATAGCCCAAGCAAGAAGCTCGGCAGCAAAGCGAAAACGATTTGTAAGATAATCATCTTTAATCCATTCTATAGTTGGGCGAAGTAAGTCAATCATTTTTTATTCTTTCTGTCACCAATTCAAATGCTTTTTGGTAACCTCGCTTTTGGCAATTCTCCATAAACATCTGATATCGATCATTGTACCAATGTTTCTTTGGTATGTCAAGTAAGTATTCAATTACAGTTTCTTCATCGAAAAAAAGTGGAAAGTTCCACACACCGTGAAAACCAAATGTATCTCCAGTGGGATTGTTCCATTCATGTGAAAATACATTTGCAAGTTCTATCGGTGCATACTTGATGCCGTGCTTTGTTTTCAAATAGTTTGAGTAACCCTGACAGATTACCGCATCTTCATTTGCAAATCTAGGGTCTTCTCTGGAATGAATAATTGGATCGCGCAAGGCTTCTAAAAGTTTTGCACTGCGCAAACTGAAACCCCCATTACCCACTTTTTCGTCTTTGCCTATCCAGTTGAATCTATCTGGCCAAGGGGCACCAATGTAATCATACTTTAGAAAGTCATCAGTCCATGCAGTTCGATTGGCAGCCATACCATCATACTGAATGATTAGAACAAATTCTGTCTTCACAAAAGCCCACATATTTTTCAGTGAAAAATAATTATAATCATGAAGGCTAAAATTCGTTCTAAGTTTCTTCTCATCAAAGATAACAATGTCTTCGATATGTGGAGTGTTTTTAATGGTTGTTGCAATTGCAAAGTCCATTATATTTTTGTGAGTGTTACCCACAATCATCACAGTAATAGGTTTCATATTTTAGTGTATGAGTATGTGTATCCAATATCGATGTTTGTTTTATTGAAGAAAGTTCCAGTTGGATCAATCCAAGAAAACAACCAATTTCTGATATCTCCAGGTTTGAATGTCATCAAAGTTTTTCTTGGAAATTCCATCAACACAATTCTTTTTTCGACTCTAGGATAACAATTTGCAATGTGCATAGGACCAGAATTGACGCCAATGAATCGTGCAGATTCAGAGATTTCTTTGGCAACTTCCCAATAATCTAATTTACCACAAAGATTAATAGAGTGACCACCTAAAGGTTTATCGTCAGGCCCACCAACTTGAACAATCTCATAATTTTTATAATTGTTCAAAATAGCTTCACAAATTTCATCAGACATAACTCTAACATCATCTTCACCAGAGTTTGTTCTGATAGCAGGTTCATTGTCTCTAGTTCTGTCCGAACCGGTTGTGTGAACAATTATCTTGTTTGGTTTCGTTTGAGAATCTTCATGAATGTACAATCTGGGATGGCGAAGTCTAACGTCATTGAATCCCATATTCACACACATGTATTCGGTCTGTCCATTACTAACAAACGAATTCATCATCTTGTAATATGCCTCGGCTTGATTGGGTATCCTACAATCAGGATTCAAACTTATAACAGGATAATCTTTAGCCTCATCATCACTCATGAATACAACATACGGATTGTGTTTGAATGCCCATATACTATTATCAGTAATGATGGATTTCATTCCTGTAACATTGTGAAGATTTTCAGGTATTGCTGTAGTGCATACCTGGTCACCAATGTGTTTGAAATTAAAATGTAGTCTATGCACTTTTCTTCCTTCTTACTGGAGTTTTTCTAGCAGGCTTGGAAGATTTTTCTTGTTCCTCTATTAGTCCATCAAGTTTGCTTTGTAGGCGTTTCATAACTTCTTCGCCATCCATCCAGATATCTTTGTTTTCTAGAATAGATTTCATTTCACCGTCTGTCAAAAAGCCACTATAAACTTTCTGCACAATTTTTTCTGACCACTTACGCTCATTGATAAGTTGATCATACATTTCACCACCCTTACCCACAACACCACCGGAGTAGTTGTGGAACATAAACAGACAGTGTTCAGAAATTTCATACATGTCGGCACACAAGAAAATCATCGTAGCGGCTGACATGCAACATCCTTCAGCAGATGCAATAATCTTTGCTGGTGATTCTGCAATTGCACGAATGAATTGAATTGTAGTAAACAAATCACCACCATGCGAATTAATGTGAATTTTAACTACATCATCTTCACCGGCATTTCGAATTGCTTCATAACAATTAATATAATCGTCTGGATCGGTAATTTCTCCGACAAGATATATTGTGTATAGATTGCCCAATGGCTTTACGTCAACCGTTTTATCCCTAAACAGTTCCGCCAAAGTATTATCTTCAGACTTCGATTTTATTTTTTTCATCATGTTTTTCCACTTTCTGCATTAAGGTAAATCCATACTTACAAATCCAATATGCATCAATGATATCCGACGAAGGATTCCATTGCTTTTCTGTCATATTTAATTCTACTTTTAGTCTGATACTATTTTCTTTCTCAAACACATCTTGCATTTTTTGTTTATCTGAATTTCCTTTACCGGTAGCAAATTTTTTGATAACGGTAGGGGGAACGCAGTAAAAAGGAACTTGTAAATTCCACAGTCGGTATTTTAATATGCCAGTATTTTCGGCAATATTAAATACTTTTCCTTTAGAACCCATAGAATAGTCTTCGATGTACACATATTGTACATCATTATCTAGCACTCTGTCAATAAAGAACGAGGATATTTTATCGTATCTCTCCATGGCATCGGTAAACTCCAGTAGTGTGCCATGAATATTTTTGTGTTCAATCTCATACTTTTTCAGTTGAGTCATAAAATAGACTTCACAATTATCAAATTTGAATTCCTTAGACGGATCGTAAATACAAATTGCTGGTGAAGTCATCGAATAGTCGATGCCTGCAATCATATTTACTTCCAATCGTCAATATCTTTTAATAGTTCGTCTGTATCCCAATCATCACCATCAAAATTTTCATCCTCTTCAACAATAGAAGTATCGTCTAGTTCTGCTGAACATGCGGTACAATATTTTGGTGATAGATTTTGATTTTGAATTTCTACTGAATAGTCACAACCACATGCATCGCAAAAAACCTGATATAATTTCGACATAAGAATCCTCCATATTAGTCTCAGTCGAAATTATATATCCTTACGCCGCTTTACCCCACACATCATCCCAACTACCTTTGTGTGCGGCTTTGGCATAATCTGTAGCACGATTCTCAAAGAAGTTGGTATGAATAGGTGCATTGATCATTTCTTCTACCCAAGGTAGAGGATTCTTTTTGACTTTCATAATTCCTTTAAGGCCCAAAGAAATAAGGCGGCGATCAGTAATATAGCGGATGTACTGTTTAACGTCACTAGCGTCCAGATCAGCCATAGGGCCCATAGCGAATGCCAGATCAATAAACCTGTCTTCGAGTACCACCATTCTTTCAGCAATTGTATAAAGTTCTGATTTGAGTTCATCGTTCCATATCTCTCTGTTTTCTTCGACATATGTTCTGAAAAGTTTAATCATTGATTCGGCATGTTGAGTTTCATCAACGATTGACCAGGTAACAATTTGTCCCATGCCACGCATCTTTCCGTGACGGGGAAAGTTTAGTAACATGATGAATGAACTGAATAACTGCATACCTTCAGTGAATGCTGAAAATACTGCGATATGCTTTGCTGTATTTTCTTTAGAAGAATTCTGTTTTGAAATTTCTAAAACATAGTCATGCTTCTCTCTCATCTCCTGATATTCTAGAAACTCATTGTACATTGTTTCTGGTAGACCCAATGTCTCAATCAAATGAGAGTATGCGGCAATATGCAATGCTTCTCTGGCTGCAAAGCCGGCAAGCATCATGCGAACTTCTGGCTGAGGAAAATAAGGAAGGTAATTTCTAACGTAACCGCCAGCAACGTCAATATCTCCCTGCGTAAAAAATCTAAAAATGTGCGTGAGAAATTTCTTTTCATCTTCAGTTAGTCTTTTCTTCCAATCTTTAACGTCTTCGAGCATTGGCACTTCAGTGTGTAGCCAATGACTTTGTTCGTGCTTTAACCATGCTTCATATGCCCATGGATAGTTAAATGGTTTGAAATAGTTTCTCTCATCCGTTAGGCTTAGTTCTTGTTTTCTTGGTGCCATGCGATTTTCTCTTTCGATAATAGGTTTAGATTCTGGTTTGGAAACATCTTTTTCAATTCTTCTATGAAGTCTTCTTTAGACTTAGACTGCATAATGAATTTATTCTCTTCGTGTAACCATGCATAATAATTTTCGTTTATGATTTCAACAAAAATTTTTATCGGTTCTATTTCTTTTTGTCTTTCTTCGTATCTCTCTTGTTGCACATCAAGTATCTGTTTCATCAGATATGCCATAATCAAACCAATAATAATTTCAATAATAATCATTCGTACATCACCGTGTCGGTGTCACCTATTGCCCATTTTGGGTTTTGTTCTACAATATATTTTTTAGTGCAAACTTTAAAGTCTGGAAACTTTAATACTTTTGGATTGCTTGCGGCATCAAGCCATATGCAACGATTGTTTGGTTGTGCCGCATATTGACCATTATCAAGTTCTAGAAAGTTATATGACTTATGATCTTCCGGATTTTCTGCATCACCCATATCTAGATATTCATCTGATGCACAATTGTCAACAGTAAACATATAATTGCCTTGATACCATTGTTTATTCTTAGCGTAAAACTTACCGCTTAGATTCATTAGAAATGATTTTTGTATTACGGAAATGTCATATGATAGACAATCCCAAATTTGCAAATGATCTAAAGGCAAAAATTCTGACGGAGTAACATTATTTGTGCGAGACACATATGCACTCAATGGAAGTTTATCATACAATGCACCATATTCAGGTAGATACGATTCAATAAAAAATGCTCTACGGCTCATTGATTTGATTGATACCCAAATGCAAGGTACGTATTCACCAAATCCTTTTTCAAAATTGTAAAGATATTCTTTTCTGATATAACATCTAACTCTTGGTGTGTTTGCTACTAAAAAACTCATCTATATCTCCTATTCTTTTACGTTATTTTTATCAAAGTCTAAACTAAAATCTTCATAATTTATGAAAAGTTCTTCTCCAACTTGAATGTCTTTTAATGCATATGAACAAAGTTCTTTTTTACTTCCATCAATGTTTGGTGTATAACTATGATTCATAAAATTGTTTAAATCGCAAGACATGTAGTAAAAATTTTCTTCAGTTTTTTCTATCCATGCATATTTGTAAAAATGTTCTTTTTGTGCATCATTTAACTGATTCAGTTTTTGTTTTGAAATTTTTATATCTACGCCTTCAATAAACTTCCAAAACATATTTCCTTTTGGTATAAATTCTTTTGTAAATAGTCCCAAACCCATCTTTGGGTTTGTTGCCGGTCTAACCTCAACTCTATAAAATAACATTATTAGCCTTCACAAGCAAGACATGTATCGCCTTCAACCATTGCTTTCATATCTAGTTCTTGAATAACTTGTCTTTCAATCTTCTTAGATACTTTATCCGCTTTACCAATCTTTTCCGAACGGCAGTAGTAAAGAGTCTTTAGACCTTGCTTCCATGCCATGTAGTGTACTGCATGAATGTATTTGATGTTGCTATCTGGACGGAAGAATAGATTTAGACTTTGTGCTTGGTCAATATACTCTTGACGATCTGCGGCATGTTGTACAATCCAACGCTGGTCAATTTCCATTGACGTTTTGAAAACATCTTTAGTCCAATCGTCCATCCATTCTAGATGCTGTACTGAACCATCATTTGCAATGATGCTTCGCCATGTGTCATCTAACCATCCATCTGGATGTGATAGAGATTCTTTTTCGATGATTTGATTGAGGTGTTTGTTTTTATTCAGGTGAGAACCTGATAGAGTGTCCTGGCGATAAGCATTGGCACGAAAAGGTTCAATGCTAGGAGAAGTATTGCCCATGAGAATGGAAGAAGAAGCATTGGGAGCAATAGCCATAACATGACTAAAGCGATTGCCACTACCTTCAGCATCAGGCGCTTCGCCTCTTTCCAATCCCAGTTTCTTATTAGCCGCATCTAGACCCTCTCTTATTTTTTTGAACATTCTGCGGTTTGCGGATGTAGCAAGTGCTGATTCCCACGGAATGTTATTTTGTTGAAGATACGCATGGAATCCCAAAGCACCGACACCAATACTACGTTCACGACTAGCCGAGTACTTAGCACGTTCAATAGCAGAAGGTGCATTGTCGATAAAATGCTGAAGAACATTATCAAGCATTTCTGCAATGTCAGCAAGAAATACGGAATCGTTTTTCCATTCATCAAAGTATTCTAGATTTACTGAAGACAAACAACAGACTGCGGTTCGTTCGCTGTTGGTAGGCAAAACAATTTCGCTACACAAGTTGCTCTGACGAATTGACAGACCAAGTTTCTTTTGAAATTCTGGCATTGCTCTATTGCTTGCATCAATGAAATGAATGTAAGGCTCGCCGGTCAACATGCGAGTTTCAATAATACGTTGCCACAAGTCTCTAGCAGAAACTACTTCACGAACTTCTCCAGTATGAGGGTCTTTCAATTCCCATGAATCATCGAAGTGTGAATCCAACATAGACTGTTCGACAAGGCGCATGAAGTCATCGGTGATATTAATACCGTGATGAAGATTCAATGTACGCATGTTTGGATCACCAGTCGCTTTTCTCATTTCTAGAAAAATAGCGATATCAGGATGAGATATATCAAGATAAGCGGCATAACTACCACGGCGAGTCCTGCCTTGTCTATATGCCAAAGATGACGCATCATAGGTCCTAAGGTGAGGCATAACACCAGTAGACTTGTCATCAGCAGAGCGAATACCAACACCAATTCCAATTCCGCCTCCTAACATTGATAGCCAATTGACTTCAGCAAGTGTATCTACAAGACCTTCTGCTGTGTCTTCCAAGTAAGGAAGAAAACAAGAGATGGGTAGACCACGCTTCGAACGACCGAAAGAAAGAATAGGTGTGCTGTATGAGAGCCAATGTTTGCTGGAGTAGTCATAAAGACGTTGAGCATGTTCATCGTTGCTTCCAAATGCTTTAGAAACAAACGCAAATCTTTCTTGAGGACTTTCTTCATCCTCACGCATATAACTTTCTTTCAAACGTAGTTTTCCTAACTCATCGAACAACGAGTCTCTAGAATAATCTACTTTAATTCCGTGAACAATACTCTCCATACAAATTCCTTTGTTATTATTTTTTTAGATTGATTTGGCTAAAGGAAATACTTTAGCAATGACTTCTGCACATGCCTTAGCAATTTCGCAATGTTCCTTCTGAGTACCATTAGCAGAACGGAGTTGTATGTAGTGAACCCACGAACGAAGTGTTCCATTCATATATAAACGACTTACTGTAAGTCCTTCTGGTAGGACTGCTCTGGCTTGTTCTTTAGCGATGCCATTTTCAATGGCCCACTGATATTCTTTCTTAACAGCAAACAATACACGCTTCTGCGCACGTTCCCATTCATAAGCCAACAATTTTTGTTGCTCATCTTCCATATCAAATTCTACACTGTTTTGTCTATTTTTGGTGTCTTGGAATCTGGCTTCTCGCAATACAAATGCTTCATCAAGTTCCGCTGTTGGATCAGCATATCGCTGACTGAATTCTTGGAAGGAGAAACTTCTGTGTCTAAGGATTTGTCTTGCAATGTCTCTTGTGGTTTCGATTTCCAGACAGGCGGAGACCATTTCGAGTGGGCTCCAGTGTTGGTGTTTGATGAGGTACCTGATGAGCCGTTCTGAAGTTTCGCTATTGGACTGATTGGCTGGATTCGATACTCTGGCACAGTAGGCGACCAGTTCCTCTGCGTCCATTGAGTGTTGTAGTTCATTTTCAAATTCCTCTGATGTTTGTGAATACGATATCAATTTTACGTTCATACATGCTTCCATATGTTAAATGTCAATAAGGCTTTAGGTCCTTGAAAAGTATTTTTATTTATTGTGTCGAGTATTTCTTCTGCACCCATATTCGCTTTAAGCATCATATCATTGATATCTTTTTCGATAATTTCTTTGGGCCATATCACAACACTAAACCCCGACTCGATTGCAGATTTAATCTCTCTTACAACTTCTCTATTTCTAGGTTCGTTATCATAAACTAAAACAACTTTATCTTTTGGCAAATGATCGCCGACAGATTTCAGATTAGAATTTCCAACCGCAACTGAGTTGGGTAAAAATAAACTATCGATAGGTCCTTCTGTCACATAGATTGTCTGACTTTTATCTACATTATTCAGACCGAAAATCATAGGCACCCCATCCTTAATACGAATGGTAACGTATCTGATTTTTTCTCCGCGCAATGCCCTGCCTGACAAACCCACAAGGTCATTGTTTTCATCAAAAAAGGGAAGGACCAATCTAGGCTCATCACCAATAATCTTATCTTCATAGCCTTCAGCAAATTGCTTAAATTTCTGAATGTCATCTACAAAGTATAGGTCATTGTATCTATGTTCCGGAATTTTTCTAGAATTCGCATAATCGATGACTTCAGAATCTTTTGACATTTTTTTAAGGGGTGTCAAAAGTCCTCGCATAGCATTATCTTGACGATTGCTTTCAAACACTACAGGCTTGAAAACAAAACTGTGTTCTTTATGTGCTTTACGTCCTGTATCACCTTCTTTGTATCGATCTAAACAATATTGCTTGTACAGATTAGGATCAAGATGGCGAATGAGCGAACCTAGTGAAAGACTTGCGGAACAATTGTGACACTTATAGAACATTCCACCTTTTTTAGCGAAAAGATACCCCCTCGCTTTACTGCGATTGGTTTGAGAGTCGCCACAGACAGGACAACGAAAATTGTAAAGGTATTCGCCTTTACGAGAAAATTTCTCAAGACGAATTGAGATAGTACCAATGTACTGGTGATCAAGCCACATGCTCATATTATATCATTACATACAAAAAGACTAGAATTTGTCTATTATAGCAGACAAACCCTAAGGGGTCAAGTTAACCAAAAAGTTTTGCTATGGCAGTAAGATTGACATTGGAAATGATCCAAGCCACAACAACAACGCCACCAGCAACCATCCATTTCCATTTTAATAGTTTACCGAGGTCTTCATCCTCTTTCTTGTTATGTTCGGCAATATCTTCTCTTAGAGATTTTATCTCTTCCATGATTCTACGTTCAGTTAATTCTATCTTGTCTGATAGATTTCTGTCAACTGTAGTAATTCGTGAGTGTAGTTCTTTGATATCTGCCACAGTGTCTTGTTTTCTTTTTTCCATGTCATTGTAAATTTGATTGACCATACGGTCGTGGTTGTCCACCAGTTTATCTATAACTGCGTCCATTTTACCGCATAATTGCGTGATGTTGTCTACTTTTTCTTTCAGTACTTCAACATCAATTTTTATTTCGACCGTATTGTCAGCCATGATAGAGACTTATTTCTTTTCGCCTTTTTCTGGAACTTTTGTTCCTTCAAGTTTCTTATGAACTTTCATCTCTTTACATTCTTGAACTTGCTTACCTGATTTGTCTAGAACTTTCTTACCATCGTTGGTTACTTTATCGATACAAACCTTTTTTGTCTCTGCGGCGGATACACCAACATTATAGCTGATTAGCGCAAGAGATGCAAGCATTGCTGTTAAAATCTTTTTCATATTAGTTTCTCCTTTGTTTAGATAGCTTATATTTATTGGTCGATATTTTTTGGTGCTTTAGGGGAAAATTTTTCTGCCACTGTAACACCAAGTCCTGCTATTGCAAGATATATCATACCATCAAACATATATGTTTCTACTTTGTAACCCCAAAATAAATTGGCTACAAATGCAATTCCGCAAAGTATGAATGCAAGAAACGTGATGACTCTTCGACTACTCAACGAGCCATCAATACCATCTTTCAACATACTCTTTAAGAATGACATATTAAATTTCTGGTTGCGGTGCTTGTGCCGGTGCTGGCTTACCACCAAAACCTGTTATAACTTGTGGCCCAACTGTTTGCACTGGATTTGCAATACCTCCACCCGCTGGCGCGCCGGGCAATGAAAAATCAAATGTTGGTTCTTTTTTAGGTGGTGCTGTCATTGCTTTCTTTGTTTCTGCAAAGTTTTCATTAGCCAACTTTTGTGCAGCCAACATTGCCTCTTGATCTTCTTTCTTGCCACCCGCTAACATAATGCCAGATAAGGTACCGGTCAAAAATGTTGCAATAGGAACAATCAATTCAAAGAACTTTTGGTCGATTGGAGAAATAGCATTGAGAGGTTGGGTCACAAAAATTAAAGAGTATAATACAACAAACACAATACCAGTTAGTGTTAGGGATAGACAAACGCCGATGAAAAATTTCAGGCGTGACATTAATTGTTCTTCAGTATACACGAATGTTTCATCCTTTTTTAAATTATTATTTTCCACATTGAACTCCTTGTGTTGATTGTGTTGGTTGCGAACCTTGCGGCAGTTGATCCGCAGGAGGGCCTAGTCTAGGGTCACGCTGACCTTTAAATACATGCTCTGGGCATGTTCTAGTCACATCACACAAAGGTTTTTGACAAAACTCTTTGTCCCAGTTTTTTGGGTCTTGACATGGATATCTAAACCTGTCTCCTCCAAAAATTGCTATGAACAATGGCAGTATTATTAAAAGCGCGAGCCATTTAAAAAGTTTTCTGTCGCTTGGAACACCGTTAGACATTTAACCTCCCAATACATGTAGGGCGTGTTCATAATGTTTAATTCTATCTTCAAGTCCAATAGTTCCGCCATTGATACGCTTAGTCAATGTAACGATATCGCCTGCATCGGCCCATTGATTAAGTTTGTTTGTTTCCCAGAACCAACATGCAGACTGAGCCGCACCTTCAAAGGTTCCAAGATATTCTGTTGCTTCTTCAGCAGTAATTCCTAAAGATGCTGCAAACCAAGTATAGTTTTGTCTTCCAGTCAACTGAATTAAACCGCGGCCGCAATAGCGCCAGCCGTCACCAGACTCTTCTGGACCATTGCCCATACGACTTCCATAAACTCTGTTTGCGATTGCTTCTTGTTTGTTTGGCATTGAAGCATATTTTTGTGCGATAGCATCATCTGGAAAGTATTTTGGAAAAATCTTTCTAAGTGATTGCCAACGATAATTCAAATTCTCTTTCAGCACCATAAAGCCGCCAGATTCATGAGCGCACTGAGCAACAAATGCCGCTACTCTTTTGGGGGTATTAATTTCATAATCTGGTAATAGTTGACTCAATGCTTTATGCCAATGTGTTACATATGGGTTTTTCGGTAGCAACTGTTTCAACTGATCTATTGTTAACTCCATGTCTCCTCCTATTTAATGTCAAATGCTTTCTTTTGCACATTATACCATTCTATCCACGCATCGTTTTTTAATGAACATTCGTGATACAACGTATAATTTTCTGTTACGGACTTTACAACCTCACTTAGTAGTGGATTTTCTTTTTCTATTCTTTTCAAGTCAGCGCATTTTTTAAGAAGAGTTTCTGGTGCATCAGGAAACTTTCTTGCTACTGGTACAGCAGTAGCAGCGCATCCAGATAGCAGTACTATGAAAGCAAGTAAAAGATATTTCATTTCTTTACTCCTTCGGCCGCTTGATTCACTGCATTCACCGCCTCTTTAGGAATTTCACATTTCGAATCGTGCTTTACTACTTCTCGATCAACATATTGAATTATTTCTTGTCCCTTTTCACGAATAACTTGTGTTTTTGTCACAACCTTTTCTACAACCTGAACATTTGCTTGTTGCGATTTTGCTTCTGCTTCTGCAACTTTTACTTCAAGTTCTTTTACTTTTGCAAGCCATGCTTCTTCATTTGATATCGCACCAGACATATAGACGCCAACTACCATTAGTATTGCCGATACTATTTGTATTGGAGTTTTGTAGAGATAAATTGCTGGTATAGGAATAAATCTTAGCAAGTAAGTTGCAATGAATCCTAGCAGACCAACAAAGAATGCTGCATAAAAAATCCAAAAAGGTAGCCATTTAAGTATCCACATCGCCTCGATTTCCTACACTAAAAGATTCTGTGAACATACCACTTCGTCCATAACGTAGAAAAATCATCGAACCTGTTTTATCATCTTGAAGAATAATAGGTTTCTTAGGGTACTTTCTTCCATATTCACGAATTGCATTACCTATTTCATCGTTACCCACATAAGTTTCGTATTTTAAATATTTTCTCTTGCCTAATCTCGCACCATTATATCTCTTAGTGTCAACAACGAAAACATCATTTCCTGCGAATCTTCGCATCATAACAGTCTTGCCAACAGGTGGGTTGCCATCAGTACCAGCAATGGCCCCACGACCAACAACATTAGCAATTTCTTCATTTAGCATCTCACTATTGAGATATTGATTGAAACGCTCTTCTATATTTTCTTCGGTTAGTGTTTTCTCTTCTTTGATTAAAAGAAGAGCGGCTGCATATGTTGCAAACTTGCCAGAACCTCCTGGCACTTTTGCTAATAGTCTTTTGAGTTTTGCTACTAGATTATCAAGAGGCGTATAGGAATCCATTTCGGCTTGACTTCTTCTCTGATCGGATTTCTTTAAAAGATTTCCTTCAGCATCAATCACTCCAGTCTTGAAAGCGTCCCATTCCGTGAACGGTGTTGTTAGCTTTCTTAGGATTCGATATACAATGTACAGGTCTATTAAATTTGCCATTATACGGTTCTCTTTAATTTTTCTAATAGCTCACCATCGTATAAAACATTACTGTTTTTTATGTATCCCAAAAATATAAAAAAAGAATTTAGAATGTATCTATTCTTTTCTTCTACCTTAAAGGTAAGCATATTTACGGTTCCTTCTACACCAAATACGTTTGAGAGAAAGATTATATGATTTAATATCAATCTCTCCCTCAATTCATTCTTATCTGCATACTTGTTTATCAATCTCTTGATATACTTAATTTTATTTAAGTCTTCAAGAAACTCAAGTACTGATACGCAATTTGGATTTCTGTAGTTATTTACTGCGTATGCTTCAAACTCATCATCATTTATAATCATAATAAATTAGAATGTATCTAGTGATATCCTCTTAATTGTGCTTGCATTAACGGCAATGTACAAATAGTTGGTATCCCATGTAATTGTTCCTACACTCCAACCTAGTGCAGTATTATTTGAAGAAGCTGGTGTTTGCGATGTGCGAATGCGGATTTCATCATAGTTGAAATCTGGCAAACCTTCAACTTCAAATCTTGTTGACGGCGTAATTTTTACAACGGTACCACCAATAGTTGCAGTTCCTGTTGAGGTAATGTCAATTTTTTGAAATGAAGTTTGAGCCGTTTCGCCGAAGATATCTCCTAGCTCAACTTTTTTCGAAACAGGCGATCCGCTTGGATCATCAACAATCAACAACAAATCTGTATTTGCTGGCGTTGTTAGTGCAGTTAACTGCGTAATCTTTTTATCTGCCATTTAAAACTCCTATTTTATAAACCCAACTGAATGGGAATGCTACTCCTGGGACTCAGGCCAATATTTAAATTAACTGTCGGCTGCAATAGAATCGTCTGGTGCGTCACCAGTTACCGCAGAAGACATAACCACTAGTGGCTCAGTCTTATAGCGAGTAGTTCCGTGCATGTCAGTATATGTAACGTACTTTGTCCAGCCTGGTGTGGTGATACCTCTTGCCTTGTTTGCTGCCAATCCGGCTTCGGTATCGTCAACACCAATGATGTTGTTAGATGAAACTTCAGCAACAGTCACATACTTTGGAATGTCCTGTCCAGTTATAGTTGCGCCAGTTTGGTTTGCGCCATCCCATGCGTCACCGATTGTAATTGAAGTTGCGCTTTCAATTGCAGTAACTTTTCTACGCTTACCAGCAATAACCAACGCATCGCCGATATCGACTTCGGTTGTAAATGCTGTACCTGTTCCGCTAACTGTAGTTGTTGCTACAGAGTTGCTTACGTTAGCGGTACCTGTAATTGCATATGAATCTCTTGTTCCCCATAGTGCCATGGTGTTCTCCTTTGTTAAAAACCTAGTTTTCTAAGTTGTGATATTGTCTTCATTGTATTTATATGACGAATACCTATGCCACCTTTTGCAGTCCACTCATTAATGTTTTTTACATGGTCATCGATTAGAATGTTTGGGTTACCATCTTTTGTGACAGCATAGTTTTGTTTTTGATCTCTAGGAACGATGTATATTTCATTTAAATTGTTTTTACCCAAATGTTTACTTAGCCATTCTATTTTTTCTGCTTTGCAGGTAGGCATTCTTTTTGAAGGTGTGGATAATATATTAATGTTGTAAGGTTTGATAAATTTCCATAAAGCCATACCATCGGGCATTGGGTCTAGATTAGCCCAAAACTTTGGAACGCTTTTTATCGCTTCCCACTTCTCTTCTTTTTCTGCAACTGTAAAGTCTGGTAAACCTTTTGAGCGTAGAACCGCATTGGCTCCACCTAAAAAGTTCACCAAAACTTGATCCATGTCGCAGTATATTTGTGGCAATTCGTTCATCTTTGATTTTGTGATACTTCCGGATTAATTTCGATTGGCTCTTTCTTTCCAGATAAAGTCTGACCACTTTTTACAATTTCTTTATCTGAAGGTGCCTGTTCTTTCATCTTTTTAGCAGCCTTACTTATTTTTTTCATAACGGCTTCATTCACGGAAACATTGCCAACAGTTTTCATTTTGATTTTTGTCTTAATTCCCATCTTTGAGAAGGCTTTCTCAAACTTGTTTGCAAGTGCTTCGCCGCCTTGTTTGAATTCTGGATAGTCTGCGCCTTCTTTCTGAGATGCGCTTTGCGCTTTACCTTTGACTAGTCTACCTTTTGCTTGCACTGCTGCGAATCTAGCAGCCTTGTCGTTATGACCCGGCATTAGACTTGTCATAGGCACTTTGCCTTCAGGCGCCTTGCGATCATTTTCGGGGTTGTCATAGCCTTTGCCTTTAACAACTTTTTCTTCAAGTTCAACTTCTTCTTTGTACATATTGAGTTCATAACGCTTGTTATCAAGGTTAGTTACTTGTACTTGAATCGCTTTTTTACCAGTCTTATCTAGTAAACGATATGCGTTTGCTTTGCCAGATGATGGCTTCTTAGGACCCATCGCAACATTTCTGTCAATCTCTAGTGGATCGATTTCAATGTTGTATTTCTTCTTTGCAAAATCATATGCATGTGCCATCGCTGAAGAGAAATCTTTGTGATAAAGTTCATAGCCTGTACCAGACTTACCCTCTTCAATTTCAAGTTCTTCATTTTTGGGCACACAGTTAGGCACCATCTTGTCGCCTTTCTTTTTCATGCCTTCTTGCTTATGAGTATCCCAACAGGCTTCATCAACTTCAAACTCTTCGCCTTGAAGTTCTTTTTGTGTTGCGCCAGCTTTTCTAGCGGCTTCAGCATCTTTAGGATTCTTAGTCTTATGATACTTTGCAAGCAACTCTTTTCTTGTGCCGCCTTGACTTTTTGCATTGTAGTCCGTTACACCAGTTGCTTCTTCAATTCCAACTTCTTCATCTTGATGGATGTCTTCCTTTTTCATTTTTTTCTTTAAGGCTTCTTCTGGGCTTGTTGCCCACACATGATGTGGTTGGTCTTTATAGTTTGCCGAACCCTTATGAGTAGGATTGTCTTTTACTGCCTTACCACTTTTAACAGAATAACGATCTTTATCATAAGCATCGCTCTCATCAACCGATTCAACTTCTTCTTTGACTGACGCTTTTTGCTTCTGCAATGCTTCACGTTCTTTTTCTTGCTTTTGGTTTAAGGCAGCAATTTTTAGAGCAATATCGGCTCTTTTCTTTTGAGCCGCAGTAGACTTCTTAATCTGAGTTACATCGGTTCCGCCACCAACAGCTTCTGAAATTGATGCCTTTGCGTCACTTAGAGAAGAATATGTTTTTCCTTTTTTATCTCCAGCGTAAACGGCATACTTATCATCTGCTAATTTTTCGATGGAATGTTGTCCTTTTTTCCAAACAACTGAACCATCAGATTCTTTAACAGTTTCTTCATTCTTTGCTTGATGGGCAGCATCTAAATCATTGAAGAATTTTTTCTTTTCTTCTGGAGATAAATCGCCTAGAGACTTAATACCTTTTTTAGCCATGTGTGCTTTGACTTTGGATTGATACTCAGTCTCTTCTTCAATTGATTTTGAAATGTAATCTACAAGAGATTGTGGTACGCCAAATTTCTGTGCTAATGTTGTTGGTTTCATTTTTAGTCCTCTACTATTTTTAAGGTTATCTCTTATTAACTATCTACTTTGGAGCCAGCACGCCATTGATGACACGACCAGTAGTTTGCTTTCCACTTTGGTCCAGGATTATCACATCCATGTCTTGCTCTGAAATTTGCTCTACGTTCAGGATCGTCACGTTTGATTTCCATATTAGGATCACCAAAACGAACAATAACTACGTTGCCGTTTGGACCCATAGTGTACACGCCGAACTTCTTCGGACCATCAGGTGTTCTGAATGGATCATTCAACTTAACAGACTTACCTTGATATTCTGCTTCGTTTATAATTTTTTCCCAATCAACATCTTCCCCAATAGAATCCTTTTCACAATCACCGCAACATGTTTCTTCAGATTGTCCTGGCGTATCTTTTGCATACTTCTTACGCAATTCATCTGTGCCCCACTCTAATGCTTCAGCGAATTTAGAAAACTCTTCGTTCTTACTACCTGCTTTTGATGCTAAGTCTTTATCTGCGCCGCCCCATGTACCTTTACCTTTGGTGATGAATGAGTTCACTCTAGCGAATGCCCATTGCTGTGGTGTTGTTCCTGGACGATGACCACCTTTCCATGCAGCCATACCACGGTCATAAACTTGCTTTAGAATGCTGTATGATATGCCAGACTTCTCGGCTTTCTTTTTTAGACCTTCGACTTCTTCAACTAGACCTTGCAGTTCTTCATACGCTTCGCCTAGCTCTTCTTTTGTCATGTCTCTGATGCATTCGTACACATCGACACCAGCAAATTCTGCTTCGTCTTCTTCACCCTCATCGTCTTCTGGCTCTTCCATTTCTTCTGGTTCGCCTAGATGATGAAATTCTAGATAATCTCTTGCGGTTGCAATATAGTCAACTGCTAAAGTAATCTTAGAAGTTACCCATGCTTCTGGTTCTTTTTCCATCATATCAAGACGCATTAGAATTTCTTCGGCATCGTCAATTAGATTGCTGAGTTCAATCTTAGCCATATACAAACCATCGGATTCTTCATCTTCCCAATCCGGTTCTTCTTCACCATTCTCACCTTCATCTTCGTAAACAAATTCTTCACCAACATATTTTGCATAGTCGGCTTTCATTTGTGAAAGAGGCACTTTTGATAGTTGACCTTTTGTTGTATTGAACACATTGTTTGTTGTTACAATGTCCAACAATGTCATTAGAAGACTTTGGGTTGCTTCTCTTTCTGCTGGATTCAATACATCACCATTATCAATTTTTGCAATCGAACGTTGAATGGTGTTCAACATTTTCTTGTCCGCAAGACCAAGACGAATCAACTGACCTAGACGACCCATTTCTTGTTTGTCTAATGCTTCACCGAACATCTCTTTATACTTCTTGGTGTGCTTAGACTGAGGCATGTCTTTTTCTCTTGCCTCTTTGTCACCTGGTGCATCTTTGTATGATGAAGAATCACTGTCGCTCTTCTTTGAATGTGCTTTGAAATGTGCATCACGGCTATCTTTAGTGTCTTTGTCTAGCCCTTTGTAATACTTTGCTGGCTGTGTACCCTCTTTACCGCCAACATGTTTGTCTTGTGGTAGCTTTGGAGCCTCAAACAAATTATAGAACTTTTCATCAATTTCAGAATTGAAACTCTCTTGCTGATTAGCCGCTCTCTGACTTGCTTTGCGTTGAACTTCTGCTCTACGAACTTGTGGCAGAAGTCTTGATGCAATCTTACCAACAACCGGCATTAGCTTTTGAATTTTCTTATCAATGTCAATCTTTTGACCAGGAGACATTGATGCATATCCTTTTCCTGAAGAATACCTTTGCTTCAGAAAATTGACAGCCATGCGTCTTGCTCTGCGATTTAGAACCTCAGGACTTGCAAAACGCTTCATTGCTCTTTGTCTTGCAACTGCAATCTTTGCTTTCATTCTGCGCAACTGCATAGCACGTTTTCTACGCCCTGCTAATGATAGCACCGCTTCGTTGATTTCTTCTTCTTCAAAAAAATCTGAGAAATTTTCGTTAACATTCATACCTTTTCTAACCGAATCAAATAACTGCTTTGCATCTTTGTCGGATAGCTTAGAGGGAACACCTTTTTTGAAATTTTCAAAATCGTTCATCTCCGCAAACTTTCGCATCTTTGAACCAGACATACCTTCTACTCCTTCCGCATCAGGGTCTCTTTCTCCTGCTGACACAATTTCTATTGAATTAAAATTATAATCTTTGCCATTGTACTTGTTCAGTAGAGTCTTGAATTCGGGGATTCTATCGCTACCTACAACTACAATAACATCTGAAAACTTGCCGTTTAGTTCATGAAAGACTTCGATAATGGTTCTCGCCGCAGAATTCTGCACGATATTACCGAACGCTTTCTTTGCAAACTTAACTTTAGTCGCAAAGTCTAATGGGTCTTTTTTGGGATTGACGCTGTGTGAAAGGTAAAGTTTTGCGGTAGCACCTTCAGATTGCGCTACTGACTTTAACTTATTGGCTAATTTTTCATGACCATTTGTCATCGGATTCATACGGCCGAACGATACGACCACTTTACCGCCTTTAGCCTCTAGCAGAGATTTGAAATTTTTCATGGAGTTTTCCTTAGACTTATCCTAGCAGGTTTGCCATAGCCTAACTGCGCATATCTTTATTTAGTATTTTATTACTTTGAATAGATGCCTTTTCCTACTTCTAGATAAAATTTAGCTTCATTTGCTGGCGGAGGTCTTAGTTTTGTTCGAAGTTGAAAGATTGCCGTGCCAGTCTTTTTATCAGCAAAGACTAAATTATTGCCATTTGATTGGGCAACTAGAGTAATGTTTTTTCTCAATTGATTGAAATATTCTACTGTGATTTCTTTAACTGCTCCAGACTGCACATCGACCACATCGGCTAAGTCTGAACCAAAAATACTTTTGCTTAAAAAATCTAATGCTTTATTTGTGAATGTTAGTTTGGTCGATTCTTTAATCATTTCTGCCTTTAAATCTCCGTACATCTGCTGAATCAAAGCAAACTTTGCAGCTTGTTCTGTGGGACCATTGAAAGGTTTTGCTAGTCTAACATAATTTTCTTCAGCATCCCATTGAATGCCGATTGCTTTTGCAATGTCCAGCATACCGCGATAGGGCGACAAATTAGCAACTGTAACCGATTCTGATTTAAGAGAGAAAGGAAGCGAACCACTAATGATTTTCTTGTTAGTACCTTTTTTCATAGCATACACTTCTAAGGTAACATCACCTTTGATTTCACCGCCAGAAGATTCGCCTGCAATACCGTCTGCAACAACGGTAAATGTAACTACTTCACCTACACTGTTGTTCAGAAAGTAATCAACTGCGGCATTTGCTCTGCGACTGAAACTAGCGTTTTCAATTGCCTTGATAAGTTGATCAATCTTCTTATCGATCTTTCCAACGTCTTTTGACGATTTGTATAAAACATCAAACTCTTTGTCAAATGACCCCTGTACAGATTCCGGTTTCAAACGCATTTCAAAATTGACATTAAAAAAGTCTGGAGGATTTTTAGCTCTTTGGCGCATATGTCCTTCGACCACTTTATACTTGAAACGTCCTGTGCTGAACATCTTTGTGTCTACTTTAGAACGAATCTCATTTAACTTTCTTTTATCAACTTGACCATAGGCGAGATAGAGACTTAGGGCAATTGTAAAAATTCCCTCGATTACATCGCCTTCATTTAGTTTTGCCATGTTATCTTTGCCATCCTTTAATGATATCCGGTGAAAAATTTGCATAACTGAATTGAAGTCTATCAACCAGTTTTACTGCGTTACCAGACAAATGATCGATGGCAACGTAGCCCTCAACACCAGTCACTTTGTAACCATCTTTTGTCAGCAAGAATGTGTGAAGATTCTTCACTTCATCTAGTTTACTGATTAGAATTTTCTTAGCATCAACCAACAAGTTCATCACTGTGAAAATATTCACCAAGTCTCGTTTTGCTTTTGTAGTAAAGAACCCTAGCACGCCACTTGACTTTTCCCTAACTGCTTGTTTACCTTTTTCAGTCTTCTTGCTTTCTTCGTCTTTCTGATATTGCGTTTTTAGATAGTCTATTAGTTCGCCTACATGCCGGCTAGGGTTGTTAATCTTCTCTTGCGCTCTGACTTTCGTATTGTTGAATGTCTTGATTTTCATCAAGAGTTCTTCATTGTCCGAAATTCCGTTTAGTATCTTTGGATCGATTCTGTAAAATATTCTTCCTGCTTCGGAAAGTATGTCTGTAATTTCTTTTGTCTCATTCGCAGTCATTGTCGCTTTACCGGATACGTCTTTATAGTTTACATCGGTCGACCAAACATCTGCGCTTTTTGTTAATGTGCTGAGTATGTCTTTTCCGAAGACTGCTTTCATGTCTTCTAGTGTAGTGCCTTCATAAAACGTATGCCATACAATGCCAATTTTGGCTCTTTTTATCTCTTTTGCAAGTATGCTTTTTGCTGGAATAGCGTATACGATTGTATTTGGATGAAATGTGATGTACTCGTCTCCATCGATAGTTGCATTTTTGATATCGCTTGAGGTGAAAAGCAAATCGCCTTGAATGACGTTGGTAATTCCTAGCTTAGGAAGGTGCGCTAAACACGCTTTTAGCTTTTCTGCTAGGTCTCCTGAGGTGTCGGAATCAATTTCTGCGTTTGTTTTGTATAATTTTGGGTTCTTATTAAAGATTCCCTTCTTTGCGACAAAGAATTTTCCGTCTGAAGGGTCTTTTCCGGCAAAAACTGCTGGTGCGCCATCCCATTTTACTGTGATTGACACTTTCTTTTCAGAATGACCTGCTAACATATCTCTGACTGCTCTGAGATAGTTAATTGCTGATCTGGTACCTTCGACGCCAGCATTTAAAACAAAATCTTCCATATGCTCCATGTGAAGATTTTTTTGCTCTGCGATATATTCTTTGAATTTTATGTGCATAAAACGAAAAAGCCTGTTGTGTTAACAGGCTTATTTATAAGATTTGAAAACTTATCTTCGCATTGATGCTTGATCCTTTGCGTCATCCGTACTAAAAATAGGCACCGCATTTGATTTGTGCAGAGTTCCGATGCCGATCATAGCGGTGCCAGTATAAACTTTTCCATGAATAGGTTTAGTAGCAACTCCCATACTGGTATTTAGGCTAGGAATTTTAGGTGTTTCACGAACGAAAGACTTAGCAGGTTTCCATGCTTCAACTTTAGTATTGACTGACTTTTTTGAAGTATATTTCGAGAGTAGTTGTTCCCAGGATGTGCGAAGTTCTCGCTCTTTCGATGTACTATTCTTACGCTTCTTGGACTTTTGGTAAGTGTGAATAATCATGGCAAACTCCTAGACAGATACTACAAGTATATCATAGAATGTTTGCCATGTCAAGTCAAACCTTGAAGTTTTTGAAGTTTCTTTCCGCTTTCATTCGATTGCCAAAACCAGACTTATCGAACATTGGCTTGTCTTCTTCTTTTGCCACCTGGCCACTATCATGAATGTGGGCTTGTGCTGAAGATTCTACATCATATAGTTTCATCTTAGCACGATCAACACCAACAACAAATCGCTTGTTAGTGTCTGGACTGCTATATCGATTCTTCAATTGCTTGACTAGAATCTGGTTCAAGTCGGACAGTTCTTCTGTCGCAATCAAAGCAAACATGAAATCTGCGGTTGCTGGAAGACCAAACGATTCTGAAGTGTCGGTGATTTCAACATCAGAGTTTGAGTAACCGCCTCTAGTTGTTTGTGTAGCAGAAATGATAGGCACCCTAAACTCAACTGCAAGACCCCGTAATTCTTCTGCAATCGCTTTGATGTATGTGTAAGAGTTGATACTTGCACCCATCTTCATTCTGGCGCTGGCGCAGATATTCAGATAATCGATATAGATTACATCAGGATTGAATTGTCGCTTCAATCTGAGTTCATTCAGCAAATGCTTGAAGTGACCAACATTAGCAGATGCGGTTGGATACTCTTTGATGATGAGTTTGCCCATTGTCTTTTCGCGAACCTTTTCGATCTTCTTCATATAAGATTCTTTTGGCATTGCAATAAGTTTGTCCAAATCAATGTTCATCAAGTTAGCATCAATTCGTTCAGCAATTCGCTCTTCTGCCATTTCAAGAGTGATGTACAAGACATTCTTACCCATCATCAAATGTGATGCAGCACAGTGACACATGAACAATGACTTGCCAACGCCAGTGCCAGCAAGAATAATGTTCAAAGTTTTTTCAGGTAAGCCACCTTTGGTGATCTTGTTGAAATAGTCTAGGTCGAATGGTAGTCGCCTTTCAACTTTATGGTAGAATTCATATCTATTTTCGGCGTCACCAATAAAATCATGACCAACGTGATTATCAAAAGAAATAGCAAGCGCATCGGATAATATGGTCGGAATCGACCCCTTGTCTAGTTTTGTATTTTTACCATCAAGGATAGTGATGGACTCCATGATTGCATTGTAGACTGCTTTTTCTTGACAAAACTTTTCAGTCTGATCCAATAACCATTCAGAATCACTTTTAGTAAACTCCGACTGCTTAATTTCATTCAATGTAATCAGAGTTTTCTTGTATTCGCTATCGTTTAGCCCATCCTTCTTTTCTATATCAATCTCTACTGCTTCATATGTCGGTAAAGAGTTGTACTTGTGAATGTAAGTTGTGATTTCATCAAACAGGTTTTTTTCAGAAACATCCGAGAAATAATCGGACTTCAAGAATGGTAGAATCTTTCTTGCGTAGTCCTCATCATTCAGTAGATGTTTCAGAATCTTCTTTTCTATGCTCATTCAAATACCTTTTTTCCGCTTCAATCAGCGCACTGTATAGTATATCATTTAAAATCTCTCCAAGCAAGACTTCAAATTTTTCTTTTACTTCAGAAGATTCTATTTTTGGATTATTGTGAACGGTATAATCAAATGAAATTGTTGCCGAATCATTTTCTTCATTGACATTGATTGTACCAAAGGTGAATTCGATGCCAGAAAATTCGCCATCAATAACTCGTACTGTTGCAAGATCATCTGGCTTTGAGTAGTCACTTTTGTCAATAAACTCATAGATTTTATTCTGCGGATTCATCTACCAACTCCTCTTCACTGTCATCAGTACCTCTCAAACTTTCTTGACCATACAAGAATTCTTTCTTGCAAGCATCATCAATCAAATCCAAGAGTTCTTTGGTCCAGTATTTTTCTGGGTCCTCATTGATTGATTTTCCGAAAACTTTTGTTCCGTCTGGTAGTTCGTATCGTGTAGAGACTTTCTTGATGATGTTATATTTTTCTGCAATTTCAAGTAATCCATAGTATCGATCCAATCCTTTGTCATAGGTAATTCTGACTTCCACATTTTTATTTTCCTTAGTCAAACGACTCTTGTAGAGTTTGGCTTTTACAATGTTGCCAACAACTTCAGTGCCGTCTTTGTCTTTCTTCTTAGACAAATAAACGATTGTAGATGCAGTATATTTTAGACCAGATCCACCAGACATTTCTTTTGTGGGAATGTATGCACCAACAACATCATAAACATGATTGGTTACGATAAGAGGAACATTGATCTTTGCAAGTTTAAGATTTAAAACACGAAAGGTTGCTTTAAGTGTAGCACTCTTTGTCATGTCTTTAGTTTCTTTACCTTCTGATGTATCTTCCATTTCTTTAGTAGAAGACAACTGCCCCATAGAATCGAGAACCATCATCATTGGCTTACGCTTTGCTTCAGCTTGAGCAGAGTACTTGTCTATGATTTGCAATGCCGTATGGCGAAACTTTTGAATTGTGTCTGGTTCTGAGATAACAATACGTTTGGTGTCAATGCCTCTTTGATCCATCATTGATTTCGTAACTGCGGCTTCAGTATCAAAATAGATCACACCACCATCAGGATGATCATCTAGAAACTGTTTGACAACACCTAGAACAAAAAATGTTTTACCTGTAGCAGATTCGCCTGCAAATGCGGTTACCTTATTATTAGGTACGCCGCCGAAAATACTACCAGATAAAAGAGCATTAAGAGCATACGAACCAGTATCAATACACCCACTATACTCAGCAGACGCTGTACCGTCTGCCAAAATTTTTGTATCTTCATCTTTCAACTGTTCAACTAAATCTGTAAAAAAATTACCCATAATTTACCTCACTTTATTTACATAGAATCTTGATCTCTATGATATAATCTTGTTGCATTCATTATTTCATCTTTGTTCATAGGAACAGGATCAAGAGAAGTCATATTAATTTTTGACTCCACAACTTTAGGTTCATCACTTTCGTCTTTCGGCTCCAATAGCTTATTCAAGTTATAGTTGCCTGCGATGACCATAAGTACTGCCAGAGGATCAAATACTAACACCAACAATATTATAACAAATCTGACAGCAGAATCCAAGTGATTCTTTGCATCTTCACCATAAATTAATTCTGCAATGTACTTTAATGGACCTACTTCTGCTTCCACTTTCCGTACTTCTGTTCGAAGTGGCGATGATTCTTCACGAAGAGAAGCAATAAGTTTTTGGTTGGCTTCAATTTCCTTGGCCACATTATTCCTATCCCTAGATTGATTCGAACGAATAGCCATGGATCGTGCCGCACCTTGTTCTGTTGTGCTTCGTGCCAAGACTTGTTCAACTGCCTCATCCATCTGTTTAAGTTGGCGACGGAAAGTCTCAATATTCCCCTCCGCAACCTTAATCTTCTCATCATATATTGCCACTTTTGCTATAGTCTCTACTGTTCCAGAAGTTTGATCAATGTGCGCTTTAGAAAGATATCCAAAGATACCCAATGAAGTAATTAACATCAACACCATAACTGCTGTGGTGAAATAGTACTTCAATGCTTTTGGTGCATCTGTCCAATTTCTATAGAGCCAACTTACAGTTACTAACTTGGCAACTTCAAGTGACGCACCCATGATTGCAACTGGTATAGCCGCAGCCGCAAAAATAGCAATTAAGCCTACAATAGAATAGTAGGCGGCAATTGCTGATAGTGCAAATGCGGTTAGAAAAAGTATGACAACAAAAAACATTACACGCCTCTAGTGAGTGCTAGAATCTTATCTATCTGCTCTTGAATTTTCTCTTTACGATTAGGCCAGTAGATATATTCTTTGTCTGTGTTTTTCATCAGATTCACCAGCAAAGGCATGATAAGTTTTTCTACTTCGGTTAATCTAAACTTAACAGTTTCTTCTAACTGCACACGCTTAGAATCTAGCCCAAATTTTTCTTGATTGTACATGTCAAGCATAGCATCAATCTTTGCTTCAAGTCTAGTAATGCTTTCACTTGATGCTGAAACAGTATCTTTGATGACTTTTGTTTCTAAGGTGGTTTCATCTACCACCTGCTTTACTTCCAATTCATCGACCGCACTAAAACCAAAGTCCTCTTGCGCACGAATCATTAAATATTCTTGTGGTATTGTACTCATACGAAGAAACTCTCCAAAGTTGATTTCTTTTCTACACTCCAACCAATCTTGTCTACAATGAATCGTAGAGGTTCTAGATATGCTTTCTCAAATTGCATATCGTAATCGATGTACTTATCAAGTTCAAATTCTTTCGGTAGTACTGCCATGCATGAGAATACATTTTCTTGCATAGGATTTGGCACTTTCATATAGCAGAATTTTACTTTATCGCCATCTTTAATTGGTTGATACTTTTTAGTCAGTTTCTTGTTCTTCAACAAATGATTGTACATGATGGCACCACGAACATGAATTGGTGTGGCTTTCTTGTACAAACTGACCGAATCGTTATATTTAGACAGATCAGAAACCCCTCTAGGAAATGCAACATCTACAAAGTCTAGTTTAAAAAATTGTTCACGAAAATCGGCAATGAATTCTTGTAGCTGGGATTCATTTCCATTCATGACAATCTTCAATGCTTCTTTAATCTTCTCACGGCAAGACATTGGGGTAGAAGATTTAACTGCCTCGATACCCATCATCTTGAGTTTTGGTTCTGCAAATCGCACACCTTCGGAATCATACACATTAAGAATATATCGCTTCTTTGCAGTCCAGATGCCTTTGTTTGCAATAACTTCACGCTTCATGAACATCTTCTGATCATAAGCATTCATATAATCTGCAAGTTCTTGATAAGACTTATCGATGAATGGTTCCAGTTTCTGCTGGCACACACGATCAACAAAATCAACAATCTTTTCTGTTGCGGTTGATCTTGTCTTTTCACCATAAACTTTTTCTACCAATGGACCAAGATTGAGATAAATCGAATCTGTATCTGATGCTACCACATAATCAACTTCTTCAGTGTTTAGAAGTTTATTCATGTATCCATTCAGTTTGTTTTCAATCCATCGAATCGATAGCTGGCCAGAAAGAGTAATTGCTTCTGCTTGGCGAAGATCAAAGAATCGGAAGTATTCATTACCTAGCGCACCATAAGCAGAATTCAATTGAACTTTTTTAGCTAACTGAAGATTCTTATATCGTGATATTTGTTTTACATATTCCTCTTTTTCTTTTTTGTCGGATGTGGACTCATAATTTTTTTGAGCCTCAATCATTTTCTTTTTGTAGATGGTACGATCTTCATACATACGCTCCATCATTGCAGGAAGAAAACCTTGAATATCTTTACGAAAGAAATGACCATTAGCCGCCATGCAATATTCGCTATCAGGCTCATATTCGCTGTTCAGCAAATTATCAATGGTTGTAGAATAATGTTTTCCGTCAACAATTGTTTCAGGTGAAACATTGTACTGCATAATAAGGTGTGGGTATAGACTGTTCAAGTCAAACGAAACTACCCAATCATGCTTACCAACAATAGGGTCTTTCACATATGCACCCTCATACTTCTCATCTTTTTGAGATACTTTTTTCTGAGGAACAACAATATTCTTCTTGATTAGATCATTGTGTGTTAGAGTATCCCACATGCGTACTTGGGTGAACACATCAGTTAAATTCACTTTGGCATCGTAAGCCAGCGCCAGCACCATGTCAATAAACTTCATCTTGTCATCTAGTCTATCGACAAGGTGAACGTCTTTGATGTTATAGTCAATAAACTTTTGATAATCTAGCTTGTACAACTGGTGCAGGTTTTCAAACTCGGAGTAGTCAAGTTTCTTTTCACCAAGTTCAATGTATGCAATATGATCCAAGCGAAAAGATTCTTGCTGAGAGTATGTAAACTTCTTATACAGTTCTAGATAGTCTAAAATCGCAATGCCAACAAGATCAAATGCAACTTGTTGTTTGTTATGAATTGTAGTTGTTCGCTCACCAATCAATCTCCACGGAGACAAACGCTTTGCTGTGTTTTCACCCATGAGGCGAAGAATGCGATTGTAGATGTATGGAATATCAAAGAATTGAATGTTCCAGCCAGTCACAATGTCAGCATCAAACAGTTCCCACATTTCTAGGAATTTTGTAATCAACTGAGATTCATCATTACATTGCGTATATGTAACATCTGTTCTGGTGTTATTATAGTCACCGCACCCAATTACATAGTTGTGCCCACCAGTCTTGATTGTGATGGCAGTGATTGGTTCGCTTGCTTGAGAAGGTTCAGGAAATCCATTTTCTGAACCCACCTCAATGTCAATGTTTAAAATGCGAAGCAGTGCAGTATCATAAACAACTTCATTCGGAAATTGTTCGTTGATATAGACATAAGGATAGTTTGTAGAACCGAAAACATTAAAACTCTGAACATCCTCATACTGCTTCATGAAGTCGCTTGCTTCACGCATACTACCCATCTGCAACGGTGAAACATATCTTCCATCGAGTGTTCTGTATTCGGTTTTCTTTTGAGCAGGAACAAACAAGGTTGGATTGTACTCAACCTTGTTCTTATAACGCTTACCATTGTCATAGCCTCGCTCAAGAACATAATTGCCTTGGCGAGTGAAGTGTGTGTAAAATTTCATTTAATCATGATGCCTTGTTGAGCGATTACGATGCCTGATCCAAATATTTCATTATACTTGTTTAGCAACTTAATGTCAACTTCGGTCATGAACAAAACGTGTTCATCTTTAATTTTGATAACTTTATCTGAAGAGAACATAAGATACGGTTGCATGTTCAATGTTGGCTGACCAGTTGGTGTCATTGCCAAACCAATCATGCAAGGGTTCTTTAGTTCATGGTGCGACATTCCTGGTTGTGAAAGAATTTCTGAAACAAGTTCTTCACCGGAAATAAGTCGAATGTATTTAATGTTTGCCATAATATACCTATGAATTAAAAAGGGGCGAAATTCGCCCCTTGGTTTACAGTTTACCGGTTTTACGGTATTCTTTCAACATCAAAATGCCATCGAGAATACCATTCAACGTGTTTTTAAAGTGTAGGAAGATTTTCACTTTTTGCCTCCGCTAGAAATTCTTTCTTGGAGGTTTTAGTTGACACGGTATCCTTTACCTCGATTTTTTTTGGTTTTTTGTGTTCAGGAATAATGCGCTCAAGTGCAATCTTCAACATACCATTGATGAGTGCAGCATCTTGAATTTCAATCTTGTCATCCAATGCGAAAGTGCGAGTGAATGCTCGATTGGCAATACCTTTGAACAAAAAGTTGTCGCCATCATCTGTAGAGTTTCCAACAACAGTAAGTTTGTTATCATCAATAGTAATTTCAATATCTTGCTTTGCAAAACCAGCTACAGCAATTTCAATTACATAGGTATTTTCACCTGTCTTACGGATGTTGTATGGGGGATAGTTTGGAATGCCTCTTGTCAAATCATCATGCATTTTTGCAAGACGATTATATGTGTCGTCGAATCCAACAAAAAATTTGTCGAAATCTTTGAATTGAGGACCAAAAGAAATATTACCTAGTTGCATAGTTTTCTCCTTATTTAAGCGAGTAAATTTAAATTTGCCACCCCGAAGGCGTAGCAGTAAATGTGCGTTTTACTTATGGCGTAGGTCGCACCCCCTGCCAAGCTCCCATCCCGAGAGTCTACTTTTATTTATAAGGCGACAATGACTTTTTTAATTAGACCTGCCAAATTTTACGGCGAGAAACGAAATATGTGGTGTTGCCCTCGGTGTTAATGTTCTTGCGAACACGGAACCCCATTTCACGAAGATCGCTGATTCTTGCACGAAGGTTCTGAACACCGAACAACGCCTTAGCTTGAGGGGCGCTTAGTCCACGGTTGGTACCACGAAGGTAAGAAATCAAAAGTTCATTCTGAGTCTTGCTAGATTTAACGAAAGCCATAGTATTGCTCCATTCAAAGTTAATAATAAAAAGATGATTATCCGAATCATCAACGGTTATTATAGCAGGTTACTGCTAAAATGTCAAGTAATAGTCTTAACTGAAGCCCTTAGCATCCATGCATGTTTGTTCATTGCATCAACTCTGCCTGCAAGAAAGTCGCTAAGTCCAATTTTTCGGTATTCTTCAGCCATATCAAATGTTTTGGTAAGTAATTCAATCAGTGTATTGGTATCATCTAAAAGTCTTTTTGCCATAGTAAGGTTGTCTGGAATAACTGTCTCATCTTGAATTGAGGACAACTGGGCAAAACGACTAAAACTTCCTGGTGCATACGCATCTAAAGCACGAATTTCTTCTGCAACGGCATCAATACTACCATAGACTTCT